TTATGTTTTATATTTGTCTGAAAAATTTTCTTCAACTTTAAAATAATAATCATTTAGCGCTTCGGTAGTGCTGTCTGAATTTTCGCAATCTTTTACATGTAAAAGCATATCCCTTATTATTGACAACAGGCGCTCTGTTTGCTGTATCAATGCCCATTGAACGTATGTATTTGATCCCCGTTCGTATATCTCATACTCTGCTTTTACGCACTTAACAAGGCTCCTATTATAATCCCGGAGTATTCTAAGCCGGTCAAGATTGGTTTCTGCTTTTATTGGATAACCCAACGCTGCAAGCCTTTCATGGTATTGGAAAGCATCGATCAAAGATTTAAACCAATAATTAATAGACCGCAGATCTAATGCGATACCCATCCCCTCTATACCACCATTGATCTTTTCCTCTAAAAATACAAGATCAAGCTTAAACTCTTGTAAGAAACTTCCGTCACGTACCTGCTCTGGCGAATACGTAGGGAACTTTAATTTTGTTGGGAGTTGCGGTTTCATTACATGGTATTGCAGTCCACCGAAGAGGCTAAAAAAAGTTCTTTTGCGCCTTCCAAAAATCATCTTTGTTGACAAAAATTGTCCTAAAGTAGAAGGCGTATTCAATTTTATTGTTTCCAAGCAAAATAGGCAACACCAACCGGACCTCTTTGTTGATCAACTCTGGGTTGTAAATGGAGAATATAGCCAAATCTCTGTCACCAGCTAAAAACTCTTTGCGCTCCCATGATCCACTTTTATAAATAATATAGTCCGACGGCGCGACAACCTCTGTTATTTTTGACTTTCGGTAAACAGTAGTAGGAACCTGCTCCTTTTCCTTATCAAAATACTTAGTATCCCCGTGAATAAGCTTATATGAGTTGCCATCAGTATTTATTAAAACGGCTTCATTCCAATCTACTTTTAATGTACTATCGGACTTGTTTTCTAAGATAAACCTGACACTGCCATATGCTTTCCGAAATTTGATGCTGATAACATTATCGACCCAGCTGTAAGTAGTCGTGTCGTTTCGCTCAATAGTTCCTGTTGAGTTGGCTTCAACTTTTGTTAATTCCAGATAATAGCTTCCTTTTTGCTTTTTTTGAGCCAGACCCATGAGAGGAAGAAATAGCATCAAAAGTAGAAAATGCTTCATAATATTAGTTTTGATAAAAATGTGAATAACTATTTCATGTTCTCTTTAACATCCAGCCTTCTATAAGCCAGATATTGTGAATCCTTTCCTTTGGTATATCGAAATCATCATAATCTTTGTTGGCGCTCCGGAGAAGGAACTTTCCTGAATCTTCACTTTTGCGAATAAATTTTAGAAACCTCCGATTGTTTTTCATAACTATTCCGAAGATTTGGCCGTATTCAATATATTCCCTCCAATCCTCCAACTTGCGACCAAAACAAACACTCCCGTTCTTTATTAAAGGCTCCATACTATCCCCAAACACATTGAAAGCAATACATCCACTGAAAGCCGGAATGTTCATTTCGTAAGCCGGAAATTCTACATTGTCTTCATAAAATACTATCCCAGATCCGGCCTGAAAGTCTTCATCGAAAAACCTAACAGGATCTTTGCCTTGTTTAGCACTTCCCGTTAATAATGGGTTTACTTGGAATAGATTGCTATTGTCTACACCCTGATCAATGACATGATTTTTTTTATTTCTACGTTGCTCTGTGTAGGATGGTGATGCGTATTGAATCATGTCCCCGATGCCAGTTAATAGCCAGACCTTATTTAATTCAGGATATGCCGTGAGTATTTTATTTATACTCTCTTCGCGCATCCCCTTATTTATGTTGTTAACGGCTCCGTTTGAAAGGCCGGCCTTATCTTGAAAATCTTCCTGCGATATGCCTAAATAGCTTATAAAGTCTAAAATTCGCTGCTTAAAAGGCGATGGGGGTATTATTTCTTTTTTTGATTTCACCGATGAATCTTCTGTATCTTTGTTTAAAATTTGTTTTTTATGCGCCTGCGCCATCTATTTATTCGACTTCTATCCAGTTTTATTGCCCTTGGAATAATAATGGCGGTTTTTAAATTTCCCGTTATCGAAACATTGGCATTAGGTATATTCATCAACACTATTTTAATATTAGCCACTTTAGATAATCATAAAGGGCCGCACCGATAATATAAATTATAACACCAATTACAATAGCTGCCAGTGTTTTATTCAACCAAGGCGACTTACTATACCATAATTTAAACAGCTTCCACCTGGTTGCTTTAGGAACGCTTAATCTGCTTTTCTCCAATAGCCACCCATCATTATCCTGCCTAACAAACACATAACCCAGCCTTTGCAAAAGGGCGGCCCGCCTATCTCCCTGCTTTACAATCACGCCATCCGATTCATTAATGTAACCAATTAATTTATTCAACGCCTTGACGTTTCGAATAAAATACAATATTTCAAAAAACCCATAACTCATTGATTCTCAATAGTAGTTGTTTTAAATTATTGATTTGAATCAAGTATTTAGGTATTTACAGAAAAAACATCTAAATAAATTTGTTTTTACAGATGAATCTTCTGTATCTTTGGTGTACCGAACAACAATATAGCAAAAATACAGGATAACCCAATAACTAAAAATAGACACTTATGGCTACTGAGGTGCAAATAGAGAAAAAGTCATTCAAGAGAATCTGGGAGGATATAGGAGACAGGACAAAGAAAAATGTGATTGATGCCTATAAGCGTGAGACCGGGTTCAGTAAGAACACGTTTTACAACCGCAAGAATGGGGAGGGGGAGACGCCATTAGATGAGGCTGAAGCTACTTTGATCGAAGAGATTTTCGAGCGCTTTCACTACCATGACATCTGGGATAAGAATGTAGGATAGATATAAAACGTACATGGCCCTGTGTTTCTACACTGGGGCTTTAAAAAAGAACTAATCCATATAATCATAAAAAATCAAACGAAATGAAGAGTCAATCAACTAAAATGCAATTGCTCACTAAGCGAGAACGGGAGATTGTGGAAATGGTTGTAGAAGGTCGGATGCCCTTCAAGGCTGTTGCCATTACATTAAAGATTGCGCTGGACACCGTTCACAATCACATCAGATCAATTTACGGAAAGTGGAATGTAAGGTGTTTACCTGACCTGATATGGTCTTACAATGTAGACACTTTTTGGATGATCAGAAAAACAACCGGATCTCCTGCGCCTGCACCATTGAGTATTATAAGGAAGGATCCAAAAGTGTTCCGGATGAACAAAACAGAATCTGTTTATCAGCTTAAAAAGGCATCGTAATGGAATCGGTCGTAAGCATAATTGGGACAAAGGTTAAAGGCCGGATATTAGTCAACAGGTCTGAACTGTGTAAGGTTCTTGGAATATCTCCGCGAACATTAACCAATAGGATTTGCCTGCATCCAGATCTGAAAGATGCAAAAGTGGAAACAGTTTCTGGCGAAATGTTCGACCTGGAAAGAGCGCTTTCAATTAAAGTACTTCCAAAACAATCCGCATGACAGTAAGACACTTAGAAACATGGGCGGTTGATGTTGGCCACCGGTACATCGTTCAGCAAAATATAAATGAAAATAAGGCTGTGTTTCTTTCTCATAAATACGACCCGCGAGAAAGGCTAAAACAATATTCATCTGTTGTGGCAATATTCAACATCAAATTAAAGAAGCCATGAAAGCGGTCATCCAAACAATAATCATTATCCTTCTTGCTCTTGCTTTCTGTTTTGTGTCATGCAGGAAACAAGACCCGGGGACTGCGAAGGACAATAAAAGAAACTGTTCCTGCCCATCAACTAAAAAACCAGAAGTGAAATGATCCAAACAATAATAACCACCGCCACTTTTCTTGCCATCCTTTATATCGGCGTTAGATGGGCGGACAGAAAAAGAAAGCGCGATCAATTAAACGAACAAACAAAGTGGCCTGAATCTGGGTGGAAAGACGAAGATTTCTATGGCTGGTAAAACCAAAAGTATATGCAAGAAATAATTACAAAAATAAGATCAGCGCAGAATCAGGCGCAACTACATGAATCTGGAAAACTAATGCGGGCGCATGTAGCAAATCATCCGGAAGACGAGGGAGTATTGTTGAGCGAGTTTAGGCGCAAGTCTATGCGGATGGTTAACACAAAACGACTGACAACAAATTATTAAGATTCTCATAGCAGTTAGTTTTTGGTTTCGGCCCTGTTATTCTTATCTGGGGCCTTATTTTAAAAATTTAAAATTTATAAAATGGAATTTAAAGGAACACCTGCCCCCTGGTTTGTTCATCCTACAAGCGCCGCCGGATCATATGGGTTGCCGATATTTTATGAAGTAGGGAATGAAGAAACATATTATTCTCAAAAGTTTATCAACTGTCTACCTAACGAATATATTGCCATTAGCAACGAGCAAGCAAAGGCAAACGCTCAGCTGATATCCTGCGCACCAGAAATGCTGGATGCCTTAATAGATCTAAAACAGACCATAGAGTTCCTGGCGAGCAAGGGGTACACAAATGAAAACAGCGCAGCTATGCAGAGGGCAAAAGACATAATCAAGAGGGCGACAACAATCTAACCAATCATATGCGGCCCAGCGCATCCGGTCACCAAACAAAAAGGAGGTATATCATGAAACGTTAGCAACTCTATTAACACGCAGAGATTTAAAAATGACAAAAAAGGGATTCGGCGCGGGATGCCCTACCGGTTCGAAACCGGACGCCGAAGCGGATTTAAAATTTCACTAAACACGGGCTGTTGTTTCTACAGCGGGCCTTTATTCTAAAAGCTAAAATCAATAAAAATGAAATACTTAAAAATCAAAAACAACGGAGAGTTGGATATAAGGCTCGTGGCACTTATGGGAGGAACAACAAAGGCGAACGATAAGTTTAAAATAGGCCAGTTTGGAACCGGACTGAAATACACGCTTGCGTTTCTTTATAGAAATAATCTGGATTTTAAGATATTCTCAGGAGAGAAAGAAGTAAGGCTTCATATAGAAAAGGAAGATATACGGGGCGAACAGTTTGAAATAATCTGTATTGACGGCAACAGGACTTCTATCACTACGCGGATGGGCGAAGATTGGTTGGCCTGGATGATCATTCGCGAGCTGTGGTGTAATGCGCTGGACGAAGGTGGGGCTGAACGGTGTGAAACAGAAGTTGCCGTGGGGGATCCAGGAACCACATCGTTTTATATTCAGATTGATCGGCAAATTGAGAACGTAATAAAAGAATGGGATAAGTATTTCATTCACAATAAATCGCATCTGTTTAAAACGGGAGTTTATACAGTTTATGAAGGCGGTCCGTCTTTGAGGTTTTATAAAAACGGCGTGTTGATTTTTGAAAACACTGATAAGCCTGCTCTATATAGCTATGATATTTCTAATGCCGATATAAACGAACTAAGGGAGTATAGGGGCAATATCACGCAACCTATTGTTTATTGTTTATCAACGATGAATAAAGGACAGGTGTCGGATTTCCTTGATTCGGTATCCAAGGGGCAGTTTGAATATGAATTGGACTGGAACTGGTATCAGGACATGAAAGAAGGCTGGAAGGAGGCTATTGGTAGCGCCAAAATTATTACTGAGAAAACATTGCAAACAATTAAAGACCGAGGAGGTAAACCGGATGAGGCGGGTTTGATTATTGTTCCCGAAAGTTTATACAAAAAACTGTGTAGCTCTTTTGAAGGAATAGGAGCGACAAGTGTGGCGAGTGGTTTAAAAGATTTTTATGAGGACTACTGCGAAAGAACGGAGAGCCGGATTAAACAGGCTTTGACTATACTGGAAAGTTGTGGCTATGTATTTCACCCTGAGCTTGAGTTTGTGTACGGTTTCTTTGAGGATAAAACAACCCTTGCTCAGGTCCATTTGAAAACACGCAAAGTGTATATCTCTAAAGCATTTATTCAAAAGCCTTTGTTTGAGGTTGTTGCTATGCTGATAGAAGAGAACGAGCATTTTAATACTGGGCTTTCGGATGAGACTAGAGCGTTTCAGCAGCACTTCATTAACCTGTACACGAGACAGCTGTTATCGAAAGAAAACATTGAAATCTGATAACCATGCACAATCAAACATTCACAATAGTAGATGAACATGGAGTTGAGTTACTGGTAAACGCCGACTACGAAGTGTTGTCCGGCAGTACTGAAGAATGCCACGGTATTCATTCATTCCCGGCGTCGGTTTATGTGAATATTAAGTGCGTCGAGTTGATCATTGCAAAGCGCGGAACAGTAATCACGCATCTGCTCAAAAGAGATCAGATTGAGGCGATCGAAGATGAAATTATTAATCAGCTGGCGGTAGCGGCGTAAAAAAATATATTATGACAACATTAATACAGCACAATAATAAAAATTACAAGGTTGATCTTGAAAACAGGAGAATTACTTTTTTAGATACGCGTTTTTATTATAGCGAATCGGGGCAGTTCCTTCCGTCTGTCACAACTATTTTAGAAGCATATCCGAAAGGCGCACAGTATTATGAATGGTTGAAGAAAAACGGACAGGATAGTGACGATATACGGGATGAGGCGGGCCGACGTGGTTCAATAGTTCACAACCTTACAGAACGATATGATGCCGGAGAAGAATTGAGCCTATTGGATAATAACGGAAATCTGGGGTACACGCTTACGGAATGGAATGCCTTAGCGAAGTGGGTAAACTTCCGGGAGCGCCACAAGTTTGATGTTATATACAGTGAACAAAACATTGTTTCAGATAAGCTTGGCCATGCTGGTACACTCGATCGCATTATAAGCATCGATGGTGAGCTGTGGTTGCTTGATATTAAAACATCCAGCGCAATTTATCCATCTTACTGGCTTCAGGTGGCGGCTTATAAACAGATGGCCGAAACGGAACTTAATTTAAAAATTGACCGCGTTGGTATATGGTGGTCTAATGCAAAAACCAGAACTGAAAAAGAATACCAAGGTGTAGGATGGCAGCTCGTTACTAAAACCGATACAACAAAGGACACAGAGTTGTTTAACGCTACAAAGAAATTGTGGCTTGCCGAAAACGAAGGATCGAAACCAAAGCAAGTATCGTATTCATTATCTTATCTGTTAGACACAATGCCCGCGCAGCTGGTTTGCAAGAAATGCGGTGTAGCTGATGACATTGTGATCGGCGAAGGCAAGGGGCCACATTTTGCGGCAATTACATGTGGGTCATGCGGCGGGTACATTAAATGGGCTACTGAGAAGGAAGTGAATTCTTTAACAATTAAAAATAAATAAGATGGCTCTTGAAAAAAACAACAATGCCGTGTTTCTGTCAATTAGTGACGGCAAAATCACAAGAAGAGTAAAACAGTCTACCCAAAGTAGCGTAACCAGGGTTACAAAAAACGGCCACACAATTCATGAGGAAATTTATGACAGCGTGTCTGGTATTATTACTGATATCAAACCATACACGCATGATCAGTACGGCAAGTTCTGGAATGTAAGGATAGAAGATGGTGGGGACGCCTATGTGCTTCAGATGAATTATTCCGGAGGATACTCATCTGCATTCCTGAAACAGCTCCCTAATGTGGACCTAAATGAGCGTGTGCGGTTTATTCCTTCGATGAAGGAGGTTGATGGCAAAAAACGCGTAACACTATTCCTGAACCAGAATGGACAAGCACTTAAGCACTATTATACAAAGGACGATCCCAAAGGTTTGCCCAATATGGTACAGGTTAAGGTTAAGGGACAATTAACCTGGGATGATTCTGATATGATGGAATTCCTTGAAAACATGGTCAATACCGAAGTGTTGCCTAAACTGAAAAAGTCTGACCCTGTTACCGCTGGCTCTGCTGAAGAAAGCGACGAGGCTCCATTTTAATTCATTCACCAATTAAAATAAAAATCAATGCAAGTCACAAATGAGGGCTCGGTTGAGTTCAACAACACTATCACCAAGTCGTTAAAATACGACTTCTCTGCACCAGAGATTCACGATTTATCAATGAGCCTGGCAAACACTGTGCAGGATCTTGCACAGGTTGAGGCGGAAAAGAAAGCGTCGAATGCAGGTTATAAAGGCCAGATCGATGAGCATAAGAAAAATATATCCGATCTGTCTGCCAAAATATCCAACGGCTACGAGTTCCGGGATGTAGAGTGCGAGGTGATCTACCACAAGCCGGAGACTGGCAAAAAGACCATCATCCGCTCAGACACCGGTAAAGCGATTGTCGAAAAGATGACTCCGGAAGATAATAACCTGTTCAATCAGCAATTCGATTAACTAACCCATACCTGCGGGGTGAAAGTCCCCGCATCTTTTTTATCATGGAACTACGCGATTATCAAAAAAATGGGGCACAGCAAATTGTAGAATTGTTGTCAACGTTAAAAATTGCTGTATTGGTATGGCAGCCGCGCTGCGGTAAAACGCTTGCGGCGCTTGAAGGTGCGAAATTGTACGGTGCACAGGATGTGTTATTCGTGACTAAGAAAAAGGCGATCAGTAACATTGAATCCGATTACAATAATTTAGGATACGCTTATAACCTCACTGTCACAAATTATGAATCGCTTCACAATTTTGTCGATAAGAAGTTTGACCTGGTGATCGCTGATGAAGTGCATACCTGCGCGGGATTTCCTAAGCCTGCTGTAAGAACAACGCATTTAAAAGAAATCGCAAAAGGTAAGCCTGTTATACTTATTTCTGCAACAATCACACCCGAATCCTACAGCCAGATTTATCACGAGTTTTATATCTCTTCATTTTCACCTTTTGCTGAGTACAAAAACTTTTATGCATGGTTTAAAGATTTCGGTTATCCAAAAAAAAGGTACGTTTTCAATCGCGAGCTAAATGATTACAGCCACTCAAAGGAGGAGAAAATAAAAGAGGTTGTTGGGAAGTACATGATCACAATGACCCAGGAGCAGGCTGGATTCAATCAGGAGATAAAGGAAGAGGTTATTCGCATCCGAATGCAGGATTCCACCTATTGGCTGGCTAAGAAATTGATTGCTAAAAAGATTCATATTGGTAAGGATGGCTCCGAATTGGTTGCCGACACCGAAGTGAAGCTCCGGCAAAAATTACACCAGATCTACAGCGGAACTGTCAAATGTGAAGATGGTACCACACAGATTTTTGATATTAGCAAGGCAACCTTTATTAAGCAGCATTTTGCAGGAAAGAAGATTGCCATTTACTACCAATATATTGGTGAGGGTGAAATGTTACGCCGGGCATTTGGGTCGGCAATTACAGAAAGTCCAGAGGTTTTTAATGAGAGCGATAACCGGGTTTTTATTTCTCAGATCCAATCTGGAAGAGAAGGTGTCAACATCGCTACCGCCGACTGCATGATTATGTTCAATATAGGGTATAGCTCCGTATCCTATCAACAAGCAAGGGAGCGCATCCAAGATAAGAATAGAAAAAAGGAAGCACTTCTATATTGGATTTTCGCAGACGAAGGGATTGAGCATAATATTTACAAAGTGGTGTCGAACAAGAAAGACTATTCTATGCGCTGGTTTCTAAAGGATTTTGGAATTAAAAAACAACCAAATGTCATCACTAAAGAGCCTGCAGCTATTGCTCATTAATGATCCAGAAGTTTTGGTAGATAAGCCAACACCTAAGCCGGTAACAATGCTGGATCTAAATGAAGAGCATCCACTGGTAGAAGAATCGGACGTGTATTACCTATATCCCTGGCGAAATAAAACAGAAGCTGCAAAAGGATTAAAGGAATGGTTTGATAGTGTATTGATTCCAGAGGTAATAACCATCAAATGCACACATATTAAAAAGGAAGTGATAAGCGTTTGGTTCGATATGATAAGAAAATATTGGCGGGACGACCGCTATGTACGAGATAGATTATTTGACTTAAAAACAATAAAAGACTATTTATGAAAAAAGGGTTTAAAGGGTTTAATAAGGATTTTACTTGCCGTGATACACAATACAAGATAGGCGATGCCTACGAGATTGAAAAAGACAAAAAGCTGGCCTGCTGCCCTGAAAACAGCAACGAGGCGGGCCTACATTTCTGCGAAAACCCAATGGATGTGTTTAATTATTACGCACCGGCCGAAAGCAAATTTGCAGAAGTTGAGGCTGAGGGAGAAATAAAACAAGGGGGTGATGATTCAAAAGTATCTGCCAGGAAGCTGCATATCCGTGCTGAATTAACATTGAATGGTCTATTGAAAGCCGGCGTCAAATTCATTTTAGATCGCGTAAAATGGGATGAGGCCCCTGCGACAAACACCGGGAACCGCTCGGCTGCGACAAACACCGGGAACCGCTCGGCTGCGACAAACACCGGGGACCGCTCGGCTGCGACAAACACCGGGGACCAATCGGCTGCGACAAACACCGGGGACCAATCGGCTGCGACAAACACCGGGGACCAATCGGCTGCGACAAANACTCGGCTGCGACAAACACCGGGGACCGCTCGGCTGCGACAAACACCGGGAACTACTCGGCTGCGACAAACACCGGGGACTACTCGGCTGCGACAAACACCGGGAACCAATCGGCTGCGACAAACACCGGGGACCAATCGGCTGCGACAAACACCGGGAACCGCTCGGCTGCGACAAACACCGGGGACCAATCGGCTGCGACAAACACCGGGGACCAATCGGCTGCGACAAACACCGGGAACTACTCGGCTGCGACAGTTGAGGGTGCAGAGTCTGTGGCAATATCATTAGGCATCGAGGGAAAGGCGAAAGCAAACAAAGGGTCCTGGATTGTTTTAGCTGAATGGAAAAGAGACGAAAACATCAACTGGCACCGCACAGCTGTAAAATCGTTTCAGGTGGATGGCGATGTTGTTAAGGCTGATACCTTTTACATGCTGGTTGGTGGTGAATTAAAGGAGGTGAAGTAATATGCTGGAAAGCGCCATTCAATCAAAAATCATAAAAAGACTTGAAAAATCCGGATGGATTGTTATTAAGCTCATTCAGACCACCAAAAACGGCATACATGATATAATAGCGCTAAAAAACAGCAAGGCTGTCTTTATTGAGGTAAAGAAGCCTGGAGAAACACCAAGTGATTTACAGAAGTATAGGCACAGAAAAATAAGAGAAGCCGGATTTGATTCATTTTGGGTTGACAATGTTGACGACGAGCAATTGTTTAAATATTATAAATAAGGAGGTGGAAATTTATGAAGCAGGAGGACTTTTACAAGGCGCAGGATATTCTTCGCCGGATAAATATTATAGAGTGCGTAATAACTCATGACACAATAGATGACAAAGTGTTGGATAAGTTGGATGTTCCATTGAGAGAGCAGATAAGAGCGGACATAACCGCTTTTACAAAGAAGGGATTGATAAAGATGAAAAATGAACTGGAGAAAGAGTTTAACGCACTGTAATGAGTAAGAGAATAGAAATAGCGAAAGAATATATTAAGTCCGGCGTTAGTGTTATTGCGACTGATGCAAATAAGAGAGCCGTCCTGCCATGGAAAAAATATGAGTTGAATTTTGCAACCGATGATGATCTGAAGGAAATGTTTGGGCACCACAAAACAGAAGGTATCGCTGTACTGTGTGGTAGACTTTCAGGAAACCTTGAAGTGATCGATATTGATTGTAAGTATGATACTACGAAATCATTATTCCAGGACTACATACAGGAAATAACAGACGCAAATTCTGATTTGGCTCAACGCCTGGTAATCGCAAAGACAAAAGGCAATGGATATCACATTTACTACCGGTGCCCAGTTATCGAAGGAAATAAAAAGCTGGCCCAGCGATTTACCACAGATGAAGAAAAGGCTAAAAACCCGCATGAGAAAGTGAAAGTGTTGATTGAGACCAGGGGGCAGTCCGGGTATGTGATAGCGCCGCCAACAACCGGATATAAGTTTACTCAGGGAGATATCGGGTCTATTCCAGAGATATCGGAAGATGAACGCCGGGTGATACTTGAAATAGCGCGATCATTTAATAAAGTCATTGAGGAATACAAGCACCACGACTACACGGAAAAGAAGCCGTTCCAGAAGTCGCCATTCAGTGATTATAATGACAGGGGGGATATAGTAGGACTGCTTAATTCGCACGGATGGAAAACGGTAAAAGAGAATGAAAAAAAAGTAGTGGTCCTTCGCCCCGGGGAAACAACATCAAAAAGCAGTGGTGATTTTAACCGCGAAATGAACCTTTTCAGCGTTTTTACCACCTCTTCTGAATTTGAACCCAATAAGGGTTATAAGCCCTCCGCGGTGTTTGCGATGCTTGAATGTGGTAACGACTGGAAGGTCGCTGCAAAAAAACTCCTTGAAATGGGCTACGGAGAGCCGTTTAAGAAGCTAAATAAATCGGTCCGTAGGGATATTGCCCGGATGCAGGACCAGGGGTTGGATGACGACAGAATAGCCCAACGGGTAGCGCTGGACAATAATATGACTCCAGAGGCTGCGAAACAGGTGATCAAATCTTTGAATAAGGATGACGAAACGGATGATTTTTGGTTCTGGGATAAAGAATCTGAAAAGCTATCATTGGTGTATACCCGGTTTGTGGAGTTCTTGAACGCGCAGGGATTTGGCTTATTTTTCTACGACAAGGGGTCACCAATATTCAAAATTGTCAAATGCGTGGACAATATCCTGGAAGAAACAACGACCGAGCGGATTAAAAAGCACATTGAGGGGTATGTGAAAGATTTAGGTATCGAAGGAGTAGAATACACTGAGGAAAACCTTTTGGAGAAGATATACCACAGTAGGGATATTTTCTCAGACAGCCTTTTTGAGTTCCTTAAGCCGATCAATATTGATTTTTTAAAGGATACGAAAACGGAGTGCTTTATTCCGTACCGGAACGGAATTGTCCGGATCACAAAAGATGAAATTAAGCTGTTTAATCACGGGGGGATTCACAAAGTGATATGGGATAGCGACCTGATCGATTTTAACGTTGATATTTCCCAGGATGATGATAATGAGTGTGAGTTCTCCCTGTTTGTCGAAAAAATTACCGGAGATGACCAAAACAGGCTTTTACAGGCCATATCTCTGATCGGGTATGTTCTCCATAAGTACAAGGATCCGGCCCGGCCGTATGCCGTTATTTTGGGCGAAGAGACGGAAGATGAAAGTAAGGGCGGCGGAACCGGTAAGGGGATATTCACAAAGGCATTTGAACACATGATGCCGGTGGTTACCATCGATGGTAAAACTTTCAGTCCAAATAAGAAAAATTTCGCCTACCAGCGGATAAAATTGAACACAAGGGCTGTGATTCTGCAAGACGTGATCCATAATTTCGATTTCCAGGCACTGTATAACCTGATCACCGAGGGAGCGACCATCGAGAAAAAAAACCAGGATGAGCTATTTATACCCTACAAAGATAGCCCCAAGCTGCTGGTGACCACTAATTATGCCGTAAATGATAATTCGAACCATAGCAAGCGGCGGCTTAAGATCATCGAGTTTGCCAGCTACTTCAGCCCGGACAAAACGCCGCTCGATGAATTTGGGCACCTTCTCTTTGACGACTGGGATAATGACGAGTGGAACCGGTTTTACAATTTTATGTTCTTCTGCATCCGGTATTATTTAAAAAATGGAATTGTTGATTTGAAGCAGTCGAGGAATTATAAATTAAAGAAACTAAAATCACAATGGGGTGAAGAGTTTGTAAGCTGGTTTGAGGATTATTCAGCAAATGGTTGCTCTAAGCTTCAAAAAGTATCTGACCTAAGGGAAGAGTTTTTGACAATATCAGGAGTGGATGGAAAGGAGTATTCAATGAAAAGATTTAAAAAGGCTGTTAAAACCTGTTCAGAAAATTTCTCATTGAAACTGGTTGAAAAGAAGGTTCGGGAGGATGGTAACCGATTATATATGGGTTTAGACGCAGGGAATGGCATTTCGGTTACAGCTGAAACGCAGTCCAGTATTGACTTTGTAACCGTGTAACCGATGTAACGCTTTTTTCGCACTCTACCCTTTTATATAAAATAAAAAATAGAAAAATAAAAAATAGAAAATTTTTCTCAAAAAAACGGTTACATCGGTTACGGAGTTGATTATCAATGAGAAATGGGTTACAAAATCGATTACATATCGATTACATCAGTTACAATAAAAAATCATAATATGACAGTGCAAAGTATTTATAAAAGAGCAGCAGACGCAGCTGGCGTTCCTTTTGATGACGTAAACAGTACAACAAGGAGAGGGGACGCCCCTTTAGCCAGGCAGGTATCACATTATTACCTGTATAAGTACTACGGATTAAACAAGTCTGAGCTAAGTCGGATGTTCAATGTGGACCATACAACTGTAATACATGGCATAAGACGAGTTTCTGAGCTCGTTCAGACAGGGGATGCAAAAGCCATGGAAATACTTGGTAGATTCTCAGATATTGATATATCAGCAATAGACAGGGCCTACAAGGTGGTTTACCACATAAATAACCTATTTGAAATCTACGATAGGCACAAAAATAAAATAAAGGAATTGTCATCCGGACCTATGACGCTTGCCAAGTTTAGATCCATTTGTGGGAATGCAAGCCGGTTTTTTATCACGAACGGGGATGAGATAGAAATACAACTTAACAAAGTTGACTTTATTAAATTATTTACAGTTGTGTCATGACCCCTACAACCCTTTTTTTAACCCTCTCCGCGATTGCTATGATCGGTTTGATTACCGGTATAGTGGCGGAGGTAAATAGGAAGAAATGAGGCACGCGGCATTTTTCAACGGGATTGGGTGTTTTCAACTGGCAGCCCGCAATGTAGGATGGGATAACGTGATGTCGGTTGAAATAGATGATTGGTGTAATAGGCTCACAAGCCATCACTTTCCTGAATGCAGGCAACACGGGGATATTAAGACGGTAAATTTTAAAGATTATGATGGAGCAATTGACATTATTTCGGGAGGATTCCCATGCCAGGACATTTCAGCATCGGGGCTTGGGGGGGGGATTTACGCATCAAGAAGCGGACTTTGGAGTGAGTATGCGCGAGGTATCAAAGAGATTCATCCTGGATACATCCTTATTGAAAATTCACCTTTGCTCCTTAAAAGAGGGTTCGAGCAAGTCCTTTATGACCTTTCCGAAATCGGGTATAATGCAGAATGGGAAATTATATCAGCTTCCGACTTTGGAATGCCGCACATCAGGAAGCGCCTGTGGGTACTTGCCTACCCCTCTTCACACAGATGGAAAGGCATACTACACAGTGTCAAAGCAGGCTGCATTGAAAAGAGTGTCAAAGCGGATGCATTGGATACACAATGCCATCCTTTTCTACGATTTCAACAAGGCTATAGCGAACCCCCGATTTTCAGAGTGGATGATGGGGCTCCCAAAAGACTGGACGTTGTTAAAAGGTTAGGTGGGTGTGGTAATGCGGTTGTTCGCCAGATACCGGAGGCCATATTCAGCGCCATTAATCAATACGAAAAACTTTATTCATGAAACACAAATTAATTGAAACAGAAAAGGCCCGCGTGCTGATCGTGGATCTTCCGGCGGGCGTAAAGAACGTTATCCTTGAGTTCGATGAAGAAACTAAATGGCCCTGGATATCATATGTTTTAAATGGAACTGGGCACAATATACCATTGTATTGCAAGGAGCCCATTAATCCCGGCACCTGGCTCCCCGCCGGTAAGCTGGGAGAAGTTCCGGAGGAGGTGGCGGAACTGATTGTTGAATCGTCGTATTCTGTCTGCCGAAATCCTGGTATACAGTATAAAAACTACTTCCCAGAGAACAATGGAGGTCCTGGGTTTTCTATTGCGCGTTGGTCGTTGGAGTCTTTGGTGCGTGCAAACGTGAATCTGCGGAACCCGTTGGGAGATAAACCACCTAAGGCCTCATGTCTTATAGGAGGAATGGAGCTGCTGGTTAGGGATTCTTTTTCAAATCAGCTTAACCGATCGCGGCATCAAGCCTGGCAGGCCGAAGAGGAAACCGTATTTAAGAAACCATTTTTGTTTTACGAATCAAAGGAGAAGAAATGACAAAAAGATGAAAACAGCTGAATTAAATAACCTACCCGTACCGGTGCTTCTTGCGGAAATACCGGAAGGTTGGACCATTGGTGACAAATCAGCCCTCGGTCCTCATACATCAACATCTGTGCATGGTGAGCACATTGGCCGGCAAAAGGTCTGGTATTTCCCAAAGGGGTACGAATTGGTGGGGAGTCTATCAGAAATGCACCAGGAGGATTTTGACGAGTTGGTAGAGTGGTTTGAGACAGGTGAATACTACATTGACTACAGGATTGGTGGTTGGAACGGAGATATTACTGCATCGGAATCATTCGATTCAGCCATAGAAGCTGCCGGTTATTCAATTTCCGATGACAACATTAACGCCCACTTAGGCAAGATAAAAGAAAAGTACAAGGAATTGGAAATAAGCATGCCATCAGCCCAGGATAAGGTACTGGACCTGGAAAGAATTTATGTATTTAAAAAATTCAAAGACAATGGATAAACAAACAGACCTGCTACAGCAGGTAAAGGATGAATACGCAAAGGAGCATTACCCAAATTATCCGGATTGGGATCACTTTATATCAGACACTCCTTTTCATCAACGCGAGTTTCATTATGATCAGGTAGCCGAAGCCTACCACGCCGCAAAACTTCAGGAAGGTAAAACAAACCTTTTAAGACTTATGTATCTGGCCGATCACATTCTTTCTATGGATAAGCATATGGCAAACCAGTTTCAAGGCAGTGACTACCGTCAGATGTGGGAAATATGGAGAGGTGTTGCTGATAAGGCAATCGAGATCGAACAACAATTAAAATCAAAGCGATGAACACTACAGAATTAATGGAAGAAAGAAAGCACATATGGAGGTCCGCGGGACTTAATCCAGATAATTACTCTAACGCCGTTGGCCAGGCTATGCAGGAGTATGCCGAAGCCTACCACGCCGCCCGCATTCAGGAACAGGGCGAAGCATTTCCACTGGATGAAGTGAGCGGGTTGCTTAGTGATTACATCGCCGAAGAGTATGGTGCAAAAGCCATTCAAAAATACCTCAACACCCGGGCAGCCGAATATGCCGCTGGGAAGGTGGCGGGGATGTATACGGAGGGGCAGGTGATAGAAGCAATAAGAATGGCAAGAAAAGGATTTGATAACGGAGAGATATTCTGCCTGGAAGATCTTTTTGGCACTACCGAAGTAGAAACGATCGGAATAGATTATATGTATTCAGAAGGCGAAATAATCAACCAAATAAAGCAATCAAAATGAGCAGTCAAAAAATGACTTTGGTAAGTGAAAGTAAGCCTCATTGTTGCCCGATATGTAGCGGAACAGGAACGGTACCGAATGGTTTCTATCGTCAGGTTTCTGGACAATGGAGCAGTTCTTCTGATGCAACACCTGAGCAGTGTAGGTCCTGTAGGGGAACGGGTATTGTGTGGGAACAAAAATTCACACACTTAAAAAAGGAAGGAGGTGGAGAATGATACAACTTAGAGTTCTACGCAACAGATCGGGCTTAACGCTGCGGCAAGTCGAAGAAGCTACCGGATTGAGCAATGCCTATCTGTCACAGTTAGAAACAGGCAAAATAAAGCATCCCAGCGCACAGGCATTGTATGTGCTCGCAAAGCTGTATAGCACTAATGTTGAGGATCTGCTGATCGATGCCGGGTATATCAAAGATGATCAGCGTGTAATGCCGGTGCCCATGAAAAAGACCCTGGAAGAACGGGTTTCGGATTTGGAGCATGAAATCGAGTTTTTAAAAGCTAAAAGTATTGTTTATGGCCGATAATCAGCAACACATTAATGACAGCCAGCGCACCGGAGGGGTTGTGCCAAAAACAACCGGCAATATTTCGATCTCATACAGCGTCTATTGCCCTCACTGCGACAAACATCTGGATGATTATTGGGATCGTGAATGGTGGGAGAATTATATGCCGAGTTTTCCGTCCGATGGGATTGATAGCACTTACGAGGTTGAATGCCCAAAATGCAAACAGCAGTTTGATATTGAAGGGTTTGAACATTAATCACCAACCGTCAAGTAATACTTGACAATTAAAAATAGAATATGACACATGAACAATTTTTAGCCATTACAGAATGGCAAGACAAAACATTCCCTGATTCAACAGTGCATTCCCGTTTAGCCCATCTAAAAGATGAGATCAGGGAAATAGAAGACGAAGTAATGATAATGGGCGACCCTCGGGAGGAATTCGCTGACGCCTTCTTTCTTCTGTTTGGCGCCGCTTATAAAGCCGGAATGAGCTACGATGATATCGTTGATTTCATTGATAAAAAGTTTCAGAAAAACCTTAACCGAAAGTGGGGTAAACCGGACGAACGGGGCGTCGTGAATCACATAGACAATGAACCCAGAGACGACCAAGGGCGAACGTTTGACCAGTGGGCTGAAGATGAGTTTTGTAGATAATTAACCCGGATACGGCCACAAATAAAAGTATATGAGAGTAGAAAAAACAAAGCATCAGACAATCTTCACCTCCTTTGATGATCAGGGGGACTATAAGGTAACAATTCAAAACGATTGCAGCCAAGTGCAGGTGACCGTTGCTATCGACGAGGACGACCCCGGCGAGGAAGTTTATTTCAACGTAAATCGCAAGGAGTTAACAGCAATAAGAGATATGATAAATCAGGTTTTGGAATATTAAACAACTATTTATGGAAAAATATATTATCACATTCGAAGATGGGCAGCACTATATTACTGACACATACACAGACGATGATTTAGCAGGGCTGTCATCCGGTGTATTAACTATTATCAGGCTGTCTGATGGAAAAGAGTTGCAACCCGATCTGTCTTGGTCGGAACTGCCTAAATGGGGAGAATTTTAAACGATCAACCGGCCCGGAAGGGCGATAAATGAAAATGACAGAAGCAATCATTATAGGCCTCATTGGCGGCCTGATCAACGGTATCGTTTATTGGTTTATTAAAAATAGAAAGAAATGAGAGAATACATATTCCGGGGGAAGCGGGTAGATAACGGCGAATGGGTTTACGGATGCCTGGTAAATAACCTGTGGGTAAAATCTGAGCTGACCGATTCGCCGGGTGTGGCCACCGTTGAGATTATCGCCCGTTTGAATGACTACGAATGCTGGGAAGATCTGGAGGACTGTGGAAACATAATTGAAGTCATGCCCGAAACAGTGGGCCAGTACACCGGCTTAAAGGACAAGAACGGTAAAATGATCTTTGAGGGGGATATATTCTTTGAAGAAATAGAACAGGATCACGGAGATGAGCGCAACTATTTTGTTGTTACCTGGATAAACGAATGGGCAATGTTCTCTTTGCTATCGATTTCAGAAAAGGACGAATACATTGATACCGGAATTGAGCATCTTGATAGAATGATGCCTTTCAATATTGAACCAGATGATATTGAAAAGTTACATCGGGCTGGCAACATTCATGAGAATAATGAGCTTTTAAAACATTAATTATGGAATCGAAGAAAATATACCCGGAAGACGTGGTTTTGGAGCCTGTAAAATTGGACTGCCTTAAAGCCCCTAATGGTAAAATATACGCTCACTATTTTAAGGATAGGGCTATTTACGATAATATCACTCACACTAAGTGCAAAACCTGTGGCATAAATGATTCTGAATACAAAGGAGGTGACTGCTTTAGTTGCCGGTCAAAGAAGGCTCGGGAGCGGTACATGGCCCTTCCCACTACGAGCGAATTCCCGATTTGTGACGATGATAATCATTTCTTTTGGGATGAAGGCGATTTGGAAGAGTATCTGGAGGATAACGATTTGGAAATGGAAGACATGTATCTGTATGCCGCAGAAAGAAAGCCATTTATCCCTCTGGATTATGAATATTGGAGTGATCAATCAACAGAAGATGGCGAATTGCCATCTAAGATGGAAGCGCTGATCGACGACTTTAATAAAAAACTAAAAGACATTCCAGGCCTGTATTTTCAAAATGAAAAACTGAGATACCGGCCATGACAACAATAATTCTAACCGCCTTCCTGGCCTTTTATTCGGCCGGGGTTGGATGGGCGGTGATAAAAGGGAAAAGGAGATGATGCGCTGCCACTATATCTACGATAAAGGGGAAAAGATACTGATTCCTGGGTGTGGTACTGGGGACTATATTGATAAAATCGAAGACTGTGTGTGCGACAAAAGGCCGGTTACGTGGGCTGGTTTCGAGCGTAAGGCCTTCAAGGAGCAGGTGGAGAAAATGAAAGCGCATATATCTGAATTGGAATTATTGGTTGAAAATCTTCAGGACAAATTAAAAAGGAGGTATTTATGACAATAGATGAGGCGGAGCATATTGAATACTTGTTAAAAACAATCCGCGAGTACGGAAACGCCCATGCCAAGATAATGAGACTGCATAAGGATGGCGATCATGATCAGGTAGCCAACATCGCCTTAGCCCTATGTAAAGAGATCAAGAGTTTGTATACGGACAAACTGGCAAGTTTGAAAATAAATTAAAGTAACTGACCGGGCATGCGCCCTGTTTAAAAAGGTAAAATGAGTAAGAAACGCAAAAGGTCTCACACGACAACAAAAAACACCGTGGCAAAGCCGCCGGTTACCAGGTTGGCCGAATATACAATGGATGTGAATGGTGTTTTTACGCTGGTTACTGACATTACGGACCCGAAGGTTTTCGACCGGTTGTACCGGGAATGGTTTGATCATCCCGCGACGTTCATGTGGTGTGGCGAAAGTCTGGCGGGATATATTAAGTACAAGATGCCGAATAATTTCTGCGTCATGAAAGAAGAGTATGAGGCGATAACAAAAGGCAAAGTCATCCATGCGACAAGAGAGGAATGGGAGGCTGAAAACAATTAAGACTATGAACACCAGATGGACCCGGGCGGATGTCGACGCCTTCAACGCCAAGAGTGGGCAAATACCCCCGAAAATTCCGGGTATTCCGGCGGTCGCTTCCGAAAAAGCGGGTAATTCCCCTCAAATTCCGATAATTCCGGGTGGAGATTCCGGAAATTCCGGAAAATTCAAAATTGCATCTTTCGCCTTGGGGAGACTGAAGACCGGGAAAATGAATAAAACGGAGGCCCTATACCGTGATCATCTGGAGTTAGAGAAGCGTGCCGGGGTGATTCAGAATTACTGGTTTGAGGCGATTAACCTAAGAATAGGTGACAACTGTTTTTATAGGCCCGACTTCCTGGTTATGATGGCCGATCGCTCATTGGAATTACACGAAACAAAAGGATGGATGACTGATGATGCACTCGTGAAAATACGCGCAGTAGCAGCAATGTATCCTTTCCCTTTAAAGGTTGTGAAGCTGGTGAAAGGCGTTTGGGAGATAAAAGAATATTGAATTCTTTGGTTTTTTAAGTATGATTAATGGAGACCGGCGGTTTCTACCGCTGGTTTTTGTTTGTATTCAAAATTATTTATCTTTGTAGCGACAATTGTCTGGCGGGTGCCTGACATTGTGGACAGAAAATATACAAAAATATGGCGAAAGAAACAGGGACGACCAAACCGAATACAACAAACACTTCTACGAAAGGCGCAAAATAGACGAAATAAGCATACTTGTAAACAAGATGAATATAGACACCGAGAGAACCAATGCTATTTTGTACCACATGTTTCTCTCATCATTTCTCCCAGTCATACTTTCAATTCTGTCCTGGTATCGTATTAATTCGTGGTAATAAGCTAATTTAGTTTTTTCTTCCGTAGCATACGATTTGTTGTCTAAATAGGAAATGAAAATTTCTTTTGGGGAAGACCCCCTGTAAATCACTTTTTTAGGTGAAAGTAGATAAATATAAATTGAAAATGTTACCACAAAGAGAATTGCTGCAATCCATATAAATCTGTGATACGAAGGGGTTTTGAGAAAGTAAACCGTTGCGGCAATAGAGGATGCGGTCGTCGTTTTAATGAAGAAAAATGTTTTGTTGGTTATTGATTCAGATTCGGATAAAAGTTCTTCATACCGATCTTTTGCCTGGGTAAATATAAATATTAATGTTTCTAATGGGAGTAGTTCCCAGTCCTTTACAATGTCGTCCCAGGTATTTATTATTTCAGTCTCTTTTTTAGGCATTTGAGTTATGGTTTTTTGTTGCAAAATGATCGCTAATTTGATTTTTCACTTCTTTGGCTATGATGTCTATAAGTTGATTCGATAGCGGGATATTTACGGTGTTTCGAGTGTCTATAATGCCTGCGATCCAATCCAGTGAAACCCCAAAGAGCCGCGCAGCAGAAACAATCTGATCTACTGTAAAGGACTGCTTCCCGTTGCGGACAGCGTGAGCATTAGAGGCCTCAAGACCAATCAGGGCAAAGATTTCCTTTTCGGGTTCGCGGGTTAGGGAAACACGCTCAGCAACAAGTTCAAAAATCCTTTTATTCCAGATTTTTTCTGAATGAGCTGTTTTACTTTTTCTCTTCGCGATTCCCATTTGTGATATTTTGCGAGATAAGCGAACCGGGGAATAACATCATCCAGTACCTGTAGTTCAATCTCATAGTTTTTGTTTTTTCTAAGTATGATTAACACCCGTTCAAATAATGTAGCCCACCGGTGCGGCTCCCATTTTGCCTTCCAGGCCGCCTGCATGCCGATCCAATAGAGCGACATAGCAGTTTGTTTATCCTTTTTCTTAGTATCTGCCACAAAGCCCGCCCACATAAACTCCCTGGCAATATCCTCATCTTTCATCTTGTCGAACTGATGACGGGTTAAGCCTACATGCTTTAATAAGTCGTATTTATTGTACAAATCAGGTAACACGAGGCAAAAATAAGGCCCCTGTACCCCAATACAATCAATTTAGCCATTAATGACTATTAGAAGTTATAAAAATAATAAGTTTGATTATTGAATAAATAATTTGTATTTTGCACGTAAAACATTCAAGCTTTGAAGATAGGCGGGTTAAAGATGTCAAAAAGCACAGCGGCGCTGAAGATGTGGTACAGAAGTAACCCGGTTGAAGCTGCGGCGGCAATTAGCAAGCTAAACGCAATGGATGCGGCTTATAGGTTTGATAGTTTGAGGTTCTTGAAAGAACGGTTTGAGGGTAAGTATGGGACTATTTCGGATTTAAAAGGCGATGATCGGTGGTTGTTTATTGCATTAGCGTTTAAAGTGTTTTACCCCCAAGCGTACAAGAGCGATGATAAGGCGCTAAAGTTTGTAGGATTTGGAGAGCGGATGTGTGAGCTGCTACACATGCAGCCGCCGAACTTTTCAGACGCATTTAAGGCGGTCAGGCTAAACCTGACTACAAAAGATAGTGATTTACGAAAATTGGCTGATGAGGTGTTTTTTAAGTTAGGATACACTGAACCCTGTCAGCAGACTTTATTTGATCTTTAATATCGCGGGGTAGAGAAGTGGTTATCTCGCCTCTCCGACTAAGAGGAAATCGCAGTTTCGATTACTGCCCCCGCAACCAAATTGTTATTTGAAAATTTTAATTCTTGATGGAGTACAAAAACTCAAAAGAACTATGTCAGTTAATGGCTGAACGACAGAGTGGTATTACGTTGCTTCGCTTTTCATGCGGAAAGGACGCAATAGCTTCTTATATCCAGCTGAAACGTTACTTTCATACCATTATTCCGATTTACCATTACCTACACCCTGATTTGGATTTTATAAACAAGTCGCTGGAATACTATGAGGGGGTAATGGGGACACATATTTACCGGGTGCCGAACCAGATGCTTTACAAGCACCTCAACAGTGGGTTATTCCAGGATAAGCTAAATTGGGCGGTGATAAAAAAAATGGGGCTTCCTAATTTTGATAATGATGATGTAAATACAATGATTAAAGAAGATTTAGGCATTGATCAGAATGTTTACACGGCAATCGGGGTCAGATCATCGGATTCACTCAATAGGCGGCGGGCAATAATGATGTATGGGGCTGTGAACGATAAACGACAAACGTTTTACCCTGTTTACGACTGGAATATGGAAAAGCTCGTTCAGGAAATAGAGGATTCGGGTATTAAACTTCCTGTTGACTATAAGATTTGGGGAAAGTCGTTTGACGGGTTGGATTTCAGGTTTATTAAGCCATTAAAGGATAATTTCCCGAATGATTATGAAAAACTGAAACAATTATTCCCATTAATTGACGTAGAATTGAAAAGATATGGCTATTAATTACTCAAATAACAAAATATCAAAGAAAGCCCCTGTAAAGAAATCCGAAGGTAACCCGGGCAACATTGAGCAGGATAGCCTGGAAGAGGTGATGGAATATTCAGCTAAGGCTAAGGCTGAACGCGATAAGTTCAAGGACAATGTGGATGCCAATTACTTCACAGTAGTGACGTTTAATAATTCAAAGCAGCTGACAGAGTTCTTTAATAAGTTAGGGATAAACCCGTCTGACAAGCAGTACATTGACGGGAAAGCCCTGGCAAAGAAACTGGGAATTGAAATAACAACTCCAGACAAAAATCCTCCGGGATCGTTTAAGGTTAATAGCAAATTAAAGGATATGACATTGTAACATATTTCTTAACCAATAAATCTTAAAACACATGCGCAGACGTATCAGAAGGGTCGCCCCTATCACATCCCGTAGGAGCAGAGCGGCCGGAGGAAGGCCAAGAGTGAGTAGATCAACTCAGGGTAGCTAAACTTAACAGGGCTTCGGCCCTTTTTTACTATGGCAAAAAAGGATAACATAAGGAAGGTTCCAGCTAAGAAAAAAGCGGTTCATAAGCAGGAAAAGACCGGAGGCGTAAGGTTCAAGCCGGGGAATCAGGCAGCGGTGAAGTGGACGGACGAAACAATGATTCCTGAACTCAACAAGATACTTGCTGTGTTAGGGACGGATGATAACGGCCTGGAAAACACGAATATCGTAAGAGCGAATGATATAAAGTTCGCCGAAGAGGCTGTTATGTGCGCAGGCGTAGATCTTCGTTCCTGGGACTATTGGAATGAGAAAGAATTTCAAAGTAAACTACCAAAAGATGGGGTCGTTTTGGGGCTAATAAAGAAAATAAAGGATATTTGCCGCTTACGTTTAGCCTATTCGGGGGAAATAATGGATATATTTCTGCTCAAAAACCATTACGGGTATATGGATAAGATGGTGCAGGAGGTTGACGCTAACGTTAAAACTGAAAATACAAATACCACTACTGTTAAGCTGGACAATCTTAGTCAATCAACCATAAAAGAGCTGATAAAGTTAAAAGGTGTCGCGAAATAATGAACTCGAAGATCTGATTAATAGCATTCCGGTAACACTGCTTTATAAGCAATTGTTTGCCGGAGAATCTGGATTTTACGAGTTTGTTAAATACTTTTGGGACACAATAATAGCCGAAGATCCTATTTGGAATTGGCATATCAAACTAATTTGCGATGAGCTGCAGTGTGTCGTTGAACGCCTGGCCCGGAGAGAAAAGAAAGAATACGATTACTTTATCATCAATGTTCCCCCTGGATCCTCAAAATCAACTATAATATCCGAAATGCTGCCAATATGGGGCTGGACGGTCGATCCGTCATTTAGGTACATATGTGGATCTTACGCCTCAACACCGGCTGAGGATATAGCCGATAAGTGTTACAAGATCTACACGAGCGATAAATTCAGGGAGATGTACCCGGACCTGGTGAAAAACACCACCGGGGGTAAAACAAACTTCAAAAATGGATTAAAGGGCGAAAGGTATACTACCTCAACCGGATCGGGAATTACTGGGATTCACGCCCATTTGAAGATTGTGGATGATCCGATGTCACCGCAAATTGCTGCGTCTGATTTGGAAAGAGACAGGGCTAACAAATGGATAAGTCAAACGTTAGGTTCCCGGAATGTGGACAAGGATTTGACAGTGACCATAATCGTTATGCAGCGGCTCCACGAGGCTGATACTACCGGGTATTTGCTTGCTAAAAAGGGATTAAGGATAAAACACATCTGCATTCCTGCCGAATTGTCTGAAGATGTAAAACCTGCCGAACTAAAAGAGTATTACCAGGACGGACTATTTGACCCCGTAAGGGCATCCCGGCAGGTGCTAATCACACAAAAGGAGGATTTGGGTAGTTATGGGTACGCTGGTCAGATGATGCAGCGCCCGGCACCGGAAGGCGGTGGGATACTTAAGAAAGAATGGTTTCCAGTGGTTAATTCTCGCCCGCCAAAAGTGAGGATGTGCTTCCAGATAGATCCGGCGTACACAGAAAAAACAACTAATGACCCTACCGGTATATTGGGGTACTATGTTTTAAACAATCAGGTTTTTTTGACATCTGCAATAAGCGTTTGGAAGGAATTCCCGGACTTTATCGCATGGCTACCGAGCTATTTAACCGGAGTTGGATATACGCAAGGATCAATGATATACACGGAGCCTAAAGCATCAGGCCTCAGCGTTGTGCAGCAGGTTAAGAAAACAACCAATCTGAACATGACAATATCTGATCCCCCCAAGGAGGATAAATTAACCAATGTCCACATAATAAGCCCGAAGGTGGAGGCGGGCCGCGTCTCTTTGGAGTTTGGCGGATGGAACGATGAGTTTGTAAGCCAGGTTATTTCATTTCCTAAAGCATTACATGACGAATACGCCGACTGCCTGAGCGCAATAGTGAAAAGGGAGCTGTTAAAAGGAGCCCAGGATCTTTCCAAGGTTTTTGCTGGAGGGTTTTAAAAATTGTAAATTTGGAATATGAAGCAGTACACAATAAAACCGTTGGAGTGGGTGTTTAATAACTTGATTTCGATTAAGGCTGTCAATTGCCCGATCGACTTGAGAATTTATAAAGAAGGTCATCTGTATTGTGTGTATTCTGATCCGTCAACCGCTGGGCCCAATGGCTTTATTAGTTTGGATCATGCAAAAGAAAGAGCGCAGGAGATTTGGGAGAGGCACATTAATCAGTATTTGAATGGCATGGATCAACCCAAGTCTTCGGTATTTTGCAGGCAAGACGAGCCCCCTAATCCAAAGGACGGAGATGTATGGGTGCCTTTGAATCAGCCTGCATACAAGAGGGGTGTCTTTCTACGCGAAAACGGGCATTGGAACTTCAAAATGGTTATGACTAATGGAAATTGAATACGACTGCCCTTCTTGTGGGCTAAATATTGAATTGGAAGCTAAAAGGTATGAGAGCGTAAATGCAAAGTGTCCTGAATGTTTAGCCGATTTAATTATCGAATATGATTCGTATTTTGGTGAGGATTTGAGTATGGAATTTGATTTATGGACCGTAAGGCTGGGTAAATAATACAGAACTTAGCAACCACGTGTTGCTGTAGTATAGAAGCCGTTCTAAGAGAGCGGCTTTCGCTTTTAATAATTATTGCAATCCTTATCTTATCATATTTCGTTACCCTTAAAACATAAACCAACTTGCATGAAACGCATAATTCATGCAGATTGAGGAAATACTACAGGAAGAAGATCTTAATAAAAGGATACAATACTTACAGTCCCAAAGAAAAACCACTGATGATAAAATTGAGGAGGCCAAGAAGCAATTGGATCCCAATTTGCATGCTGTTACTGATCTTACTAAGAGAGAGAAACGAAAAGTAACCAAGGTTGAAGGCTCTGAAACTAAGGTCGAATATAAAGAGGTTAACCGAACTCCATTTGCCTATCAATCAGATATTATTGATAAGCGCGTTTCCTTTATGTTTGGGAATCCATTGCTTGTAAGCACCAATTCAACTAACGCCAACGCAAAGAAGGTTCTCGAAGCAATCCAGAAAGTAAATGAAGACGTAAAGATTGATAGCCGGAACAGAGAAATAGCAAGAACAAAGTTCTCTTACTATGAGGTCGCTGAATATTGGGCGACATCGCAAGCGGATAAGCAAGACAGATATGGATTTGAAAGCGAAATTAAGTTTCGTTTACAGGTTTTTAAGCCTGATGACGGAGATAGGCTCTATCCGTTTTTTGATGATCTTGGAGATCTGGTCGCTTTTTCCCGTGGGTATGTGATTACAAATGTTGAAGGAAAAGAAATAGAATATTTTGAGACATGGACCAAAGATAGCTACGCGCGATATTTTAAATCAGATACTGGATGGACTCAAGATGTATCCCCGTTCGTTAGCCTTGAAAACTCCAGAGTAAAGGAGCTGGGGTTAATTCCTGTGGTTTGGGGGTACCAAAAGCACACTGAATATTATAAAGTACAGCGCCTTTGCGATAGAAACGACACGCTTGCGTCTAACCATGGCGACATTAATGACCGTCACTCGATACCCATTCTTAAAGCGAAAAATGCAACAGTTACCTCCAAAATAGACGACTTTGTACAGATCGAGGGGCCGGATGCCGACTTGGATTATATCGCATGGGACAACGCGACACAATCTGTGGATTCTGAGTTCAGCCGAAATGAAAGCAAAATCTACTCCCTTACCAGAACACCAATGATGTCATTTGACGCCATGAAAGGGATGGGTAACATTCTTTCTGGTGAGGGGCTGAAAACTGCACTTATGGACCCGCATTTGGAGGTGTTCAACAAAATGGAGGATTTTGATGTGTATTTCACTCGCAGATATAATATTGTGAAGCGCATCCTTGGTGTAATGAATAAGGCTTGGTCTAATTCAATGAATGAAATTAAAGTCAGCGTCAAGGTTATACCGTATATGGCTGGGGACGATATAACCAAAATACAAACACTGATAGAGTTGTATCAGGCCGGCATGATCTCCCTGGAAACAGCATGTAAGCTCAATCCGTGGTTTGAAGATGCTTTAGCTGAATACAACCGTATAAAAAAGGAAAAGGAGGCGAAGGACTCAGACCCAGCCGAGTTGGATATGCAAATGAATCAGGATGAGTAATATTCTGCATTCCCACTGCTGCTACTGCAGGCGGAGATTTTCGGATGCTAACCCACGCACCAGGGATCATTTTATCCCAAAGAGCAGAACGGGGAATGATACGGATAATATACTTCAATGCTGCCACGAGTGCAACCAGTGGAAAGCTGACAAACAGCCGGACATATGGCTTACCGAGGTGCAGCGGCTATTAAAACACAGAACCAGGGTGAAAAACTACCAGATAATTGACTACAAACAGATAATTGGCAGCATTAACCACTGGATGAAATTCTTTAAGGGCAAGCAAATATGTAAATATAAACTATGACTGAGAGATTGCCATCAATAGACAGGCCTCACACAACAAAGGACAGTCCGGAAGTCGGCATCAGCGATAAATTGGACAACTTCCCAATCAATGAGGCTGAATACAGACTCAAGACTGATTTTACGAGCTATTTCAGACTTGTTGGGGTTCCTTACCCGGCATCTGAAAAGTTTCATGTGAAAATATTAAACCGGGATATAAGGGGGGCACTCATGGCTGTGAGACGATATTTAAGCCGGGCAGGACGCGTGGGAGTATTCAGGCACCTTGTCAATGCGGTTGAGCGCCTGGATGGACGAAAAGTTTATATCCGAAGAAAAAAGGGGCCTAAAAAGAGCAGCGGGGTAGCTGCGGATGTTGAGCGGTCATCTAAAGCTTTTAGTGAAAAACAGAAGACGATAAAACAAAATGCGAAGTCATTTATAGAGCGAATGAGGGCGCCGGTATTTACGGTAGCCGAAGCTAAACGCCACATTGCTGCACTAAGATAAAACTATTTTTATGATGAATCAAACGAAAAGTTATTCAATTGGCTTACTGTTCACGAAGGTGTTTTGCGGATTTGGCTTTATGATTAACAGATGCGGGCTTCAGCCTGGAATAAAAGTATCTTTTCAGGTAGAAGTAAAGGTGTTTTTTATAACCTTTTGGTTCGCGAAATTCATAAAGGAACGCCATGAAATAAACAAGCGAAAGTTGATAAGAGATTTTAAAGAAGCAGTACAGAAACACGATGACATAAATCGTGTTGAAATATCTACCGACGGCGACATGGGTATATATATTGTACCATACAAGAAATGACCCAGCGCGACCTTGAAAGAATAATTAAAGCCTACGAAGCAAAGAAGCGTGGCGATATATTGAGGCTGGTTAATAAAATTAACCGGCTTTTTGGCCGTTCGTTTACGGATGTTGGTCAACTTATTGCAAAAGCCAGGCTGATCAATGGCCGCAGGTTGGACGCGCTTACAAGAAATAAGATCGCCAAACTTGTAGATGAGCTGTTTAAGACCATCGGAGCGGAAATTGAACGCCAGGTATTAAACGCCGGTACATTTTCATCCAATTTCAATTATTCCGTCGAGAAAAACCTGTTTAAACGCCTGAAGGTACCGGCAAAGGCGATATTTCAAAAAGGAAGCGGCGCTGCAGTAAGATCGATCCTAAAAGAAAAGGACTTTGGCAAGAAGTTCTCAGATCGGATCTGGAAACAGAATAAGAACTACCGTAAGCGCATCGAAAACGTAATGGTGGACACCCTGAAGACAGGTAGATCCGCCAAGAGTGCTGCTAAAATGCTCGTTACGGCGCATTATAAAAACGCAGGCAGCGGTCCCGGAGTGTACAACGACCCGCGCAAGAACGCTGAGAGGCTTACTCGGACAACGATCAATAAAGCCTATCAGAAAGCAGACTATGAACGCTGGAAAGACGCGTGGTACATTAAGTGTATTGAGGTGAGGTTGAGTAACTCTCACCCACGGTATGATATCTGCGATAAGCTAGCCCGCCGGTATCCCAGAGACTTTCTTTTCCCAGGATGGCATACACAATGCCTCTGCGCAGCCATTCCTATTCTTGTTTCCGAGGCCGAGCAGTCCAGGTATGAGGACTATATGCTTGGGCTGCGCAAAGATCCGCCAAAGATCAGGTATGTGATCGATCCGCCGTCCTCAATGATTGAATGGATATCCGAAAATAAAGAGCGCATGAGCGGATGGAAGAACTTACCCGACTGGGTTACGGAAAACTCGAAATATATTAAAACTAAATTTTGATTATGGAATATTTATTTGAATACAAAGATGGGGATGTCGCATCTGATTATGTTATCGCCTGCTTTAATCGCAGCCTGCATTTTAATCTACCAATGATCGGAGGCAATAAATTGGTATATGGGATTAGGGATGGAGTTCCTTTTTATCGTGACAAAAAAGAGGACGATAACTTTTCCAAAGTATCAGATTTTATTATTGAGGCTCAAAAACTGGCCAACATAAAAGAATAAATGTTTTTTCTCATAGATAGTTTACCCCGGCTTAGTCTTAGGCTGGGGTTTTATTATGACCCTATCTACCGGAAGTTGGTGCCATTTACGTATGGCCCATAGCTATTGCTATAACTATTTCAACTATTGTACACATGCGCTTTCAGGCGCTTCATGCATTTCCAATTTTTGCCTTGAAATAGTTCTTTAAAACAAACTTTCAAAAAGCATGAAGGAAAAGATTGTAGCGGCTATTAAAGCCAAATTCCCGGCTTTGAATCTGCGCAAAACAAGGTTGGACGCTATTGCGGCTAAACTTGAAGCAAGGGTTAAAGACGAAACAGAAATAGACGCAGCGGTGACGGACTTTGATTCGCTATTCCCGTTCGCAGACATTGCAAAGCAAGACGACAAAATCGCTGAGCTGGAAAACAAATTAAAGGCACCTCCTAAAGCAGACCCGGCACCCACTCCAACACCTGAAGATCCGAAGCCTGCACCAGATCCAAAACCTAACCCAGGTGAAGAAGCGCCTGCATGGTTTAAGGATTACGCGGCAAAGAATGATCAACGTTTTGACTCACTCCTGAAGGAGAAGCAGACAAATACGCGGAAATCAGGCTATGAAGCTCTTTTTGCCGATGTGAAAGACGATAAAATGAAAGCCAATAAACTGGAGCATTTCGATCGCCTGGCATTCAAAGATGATGAGGATTACAATTCGTTCATCGAAAAAGAAAAAGAGTACCTCACTCAACACAATCAGGAAGTTTTAAAGACCGGCGGTCTGATGAAGGGCAGCCAACCCACCAGCGGCAAGGTGCCCGATGCAGAGCTTGACGCCGTTGTGGACACTTTTAAAATTTAAAACAAAAAATTAAATGGCAACAGTTGATTTAATAAACCCCCAGGAGGACTTTATCAATCCGAATGACAGCATTGTCATCGTTGATAACTTCCAAACTATCCGGGGCGGACGTACACTCGATGTTACGGGTTTTGCGCCATCTCACGTCTGGGGTGGTCATCCGATCATCAAGGAAACCGCCACAAGCGAGTATAAGCCGCTACCCGTCGTTCTGTCTGGTGCTATTCTGGCTTTAGGGACACTTACTCCCGGATCCGGATACACCAATGCGGGGACATATACTAATGTATCTCTTACAGGAGGTTCTGGAAGTGGCGCACAAGCTACGGTAGTTGTAGCCGGCGGGGCTGTGACCGGCGTGACAATTACAAATCCTGGATCCGGTTATGCCGCGAATGATAATCTTAGCGCCTCTGCTGCAAACATTGGTACAGGTGGTTCTGGGTTCGCTATTCGCGTGGCATCTGTTAGCATGGATGCGGTTTCCTATGGGGCACTTCCCGGCGGTCATACTTATGCCGGTATCCTAATTGCAACCATTCCCGCTAAGGCTCCTTTCGCCGGTATCATGGTGCGCGGTACAGTGAACCCCAAGGCTATGCAGTTTGACTCATCCAGCATTTTATCAGCTCTCAAAACAGCATTATCGCCGGCAATTGATTTCCGCAGCGATGACAAGTAATTGACAATTAAAATTAACCGATTAAATGGCACAAGATTTATTTATAAAATGGGCTGAAAAATACCTGCCAGGCATTACGATCCGGGTGGTTAATAAGCTGAACGATGAAAAACGTTTGCAGCCCTACCGTTTCACTCAAATGCTTACGCCTAAGTATTCCGCAACAGGTATGTGGAATACGGTTATCATAAATAACCGGATGGTGATGGCCGATGTGGTAGCAATGGATTCATCCTTGCCGCTGAAAAGCCGACCCACCTCATCCAGAGCGTCCGGGCGTATTGCGAAAATGGGTATGGAGTTTAGCCTGAATGAAACCCAACTTACAGAACTGGATACGATGGTAGCAACAGGTGTACCCGATAGGCAGATTGTAGCCGCTCTGTTTGCTGATGCGGTGAACGTTGTATCTGGTATTTATGAACGATTGGAATACATGCTGCTGGAAGGACTTTCCACCGGGGTATGTCTTACCAAAGATGATGACAATACCGGAACTGATGGTGTTCGTCTGAATTACCAGGTTCCTGTTGACCACAAGCGCGGTGTTGGGATCGTTTGGTCGGATCCGACTGCAAAGCGGATGGATGACATTCAGAAGGTTGTTGACGCGGCCGATCTGAATGGAGACGTGTTCGTTCATGCTATGGCAGACCGCACCGCAGTGACCGCCCTTCTTTCCGACCCTCAATTCATGCAATATTTTGCATTTGTTAGGGGTTTTGCAGGAGATAAGGCCATTATCCCTGTTTTGGACGAGGAAACTGTAATCGCACTGTTTCAGCGCAAATGGGGCATTACATTGGAAATCGTAAACCGGAAGTTTAAGGCGCAAAAGAACAGCGTTATTTCCAATAAAACCCCGTGGCAGGATGGTGTAATTACTTTCCTTACCGACAGGAATGTTGGGGACCTGGTTTATGCAACTTTGGCCGAAGATAACCACAGAGACGAGTCCGTTGTATACACAAAGCCGAATGAGTACATCCTGGTATCTCACGGGGTTGACTCTAAACCGTCGCTGCGTGAATACAATAAGTCTCAGGCCCGTGTAGCTCCTGCGATTAATGGAGATGCCCTCTATATTCTTGACACTAAAACAGTACAAGCATAATGGCACGACCAAGAAAACAGGCCCAGTTTGATCCGGGTATTGAGGGTTCAATTGTTGACCCGGTAATCCCGGATTCCGATTCGGTAGTGGATGGCGAAGGAATTACAACGGGTTTAATACCTGCCGACAGCTCGGTGATTATTGAAGCACCGGATCCATCACAGTCAAAATCCTATGTCATCGCGGCTCAATTTGTCGATAAAGACAACTTCAGCAAGGCGTATAACGTGGGGGATGACATCCCGGCCTCTTTCGATAAGCAAAGGATCGCAGATCTTTTAAAGCTCGGACTGATTAAAGAAAAATAATGACCAACCTGGAAGCCTTCAAGGTGTTACTGGACGATTCGGCAATTCCGGATCAGCGTATTTCGGATATACTGAATGTGTCTGGTATAGATCCTAACGGCTCCTGGGTAAAGTCAAAATCGAACCCTATCAATTGCGCCTTTTATGATGCGCTGATCAATCAGGTTTTGAAATCGGCGAACGCTAATACAGGCATTCGATCAATTTCAGAAGGCGGGATGAGTATCTCTTACGATTCGGCATCCCCTTATTTGAAAGCCAGAATAAACGGTTTGGTAAGTGATAGTGGTTGTAGCTCTTTGATTGATAGGTATAGCATGCGTCCAAAAATTAGGGACATTTCACACTTACTCTACCGTCCATGATTTGGTATGATGACACAGCGACGTTCACACAAGTAACAGGCGGCGGGTACGATCCGGAAAGCGGACTACCTACTTCTGGAACGAGTGTTGTTGTGAATTTGACAGGTAGGTATGATACGAATGTTAAGCGTTTTATCCAGCGTGGCGAAGATGGTAATTACACGGCCCCATCGTTTGTGTTTTACATGCCCTTGAGTACTCCGGTTGTTCCACTCGACGTAGAATTGAGTGTTTTCGATAGCACGTCCGGACAAACTTACAAAGGTGTTGTAACCCAGTTCAATAAAGGTCGCTTAAACGCTTACGTGTTATGCCAATAGTACCGCAGTTTACCACATTCCAGATAAAGGAATACATGCTGAAGAATATTGAGCGGTATGAAGCTACTATTCTGGATGCGTTCAAGAGAACAGGAGAGAAGGCCGTTGCTTACATGAGGTCGTTAAACACGTTTAAAGACCAGACAGCGAACCTGCGCAACTCGGAAGGGTATATTATATACAAGGACGGGGAGCTGGCTTTTGAAAGCTACCCTAATGATGCTTCTGGGCCAAAAGAAGGCCCAAAGGTGGGCGCATCGATTGGCAAAGGATTAGCGATTGAAGTAGCTCAGCAATTTGCGCCACGTAAAGGATTTATCATAGTAGTTACTGCTGGAATGGAGTACGCTCTATATGTCGAAGCAAAAGGATATGACGTGATAACTGGCGGAGCAAGAGAAGCCGCCAGGTTTATTAAGGATAGGATGTTTAAAATTCACAAGAAGATCAGTAGAGCCGCATGACCCCATTCCAAGCCATACAAGAAGTCCGATCCCTTATTTGGGTGCCATTGGTGAAAGCCCTGGTAAAGAATGTTTATCCTGGTGAAGTAGCATTGAGTGAATACGATCGGGCCTTTAATGCAAAAGAGAAGTTTGTGGTTGTCAATTTCCTTACCGGCGATTTTGAGCAGCTTCAGGATGTGATTTTGAATGTCAACATATACGCTCCGGACTTATATGGAGTAATGGACGGGAACGGATTGGATGTTGTCCACAATGCCATTAAGCCGCTACTTGAAGATGCGTACACTTCTTTAATCAATACAAAACTTGGAAGGATTAATATCCTTAGAGAGGAAGATAAACAATATACTTTTTATAATCAACGCCTGTTAGTTCAGGCGGTTAATTTGAATCAACAACAAAATATAAAATTGTAAACATGGCAAATTTCAAACCGTTTTATGGTATTAAAATATTAAAGGTGGGTGATGCGGTGGCAAACAATACGCCCCCCGCCTCATTAAAGGAGTTGCCCTTCACAAAGGTTGACACAGCGGTATACGGCAAGGCCGAAGATTCGTTTAACGATATTCCCGTTGAAGAGAGTGATATTCCGCTGACGCGCTTGAAAACGCAAGTTGGTCCGCGGACTTATCTTGTAACCACCTATTGCAACGACCTTGAATTAAAGGCGTACCTGGAAGGCGGAACATATACGGCCGGATCTGCCGGACCTCCTGCGGTGGGGGCAAAGTATTCCCCCCCGGTTCAGCAGCAAGCGATTAACCGGTATATCAAAATTGAATTGATTCAGGGTAAGACTATTGAGATTTTCAATGCGAGTGTTTCTTTCGTTGAAAATACGATTACCCAAAAATCTGGATTACCTGAATGGCAGGTCACATTTACGGCTCAGGCTGTTGACGCAACCTACTTCCCGGTTATCGAAACAGAACCTCCGGTAGCTTAATTAATTAACCTAATCTGAACCCAATGGGCGGTGAGCTAATCGCCGCCCTATTTATTTTATGGACATAAGAAAAGAGTATATCGACCGGAGGGAAGCGGAGGTTCTGCTGGAAAGGTCTGCGGTCGTTTCGGCTGTAGTGAAAGAAACCCCGAAATGGTGGCAGTTTTGGAAAAAGGAAAGGGTTGTAAAGTATTCCTTTGATGTGGTACCCATTCGGGGCGCACAACAGCACCGGATCCAAAACCGGTTGGCTGATCTTGACGAAACTCCATTTCATAACAATGAGCCCTTAGCATTGGTGTTTTCAAAGATGATCACGGCCCACTACGAGGATATTGTTTACTGCATTGCCGTGCTGTTATCCCATCCCAGGAAGGAACCTACAAAATGGCTTATTGATTTTGTTAAAACAGAGTTGAGCCATGAACAGTACGCCCAGATATTAAATATCGCTTACAGGGATTCGGATATGGTCCCTTTCGTCAATGGTATAATCTTGATGAAAGGCATAAGCCTAAACAAGGTGAACCCCAGCGCCTGAGTGAGAGCTATAGCACTTGGGAAACAATAGGAGGAGTAATGAAGTATTTCAGGATGTCATGGGATGAGATTATGCATGAACGTAGCTGGGCCAACATCTGCATGCTCATGGCAACGATTCCGGATCATTCAGTAGATAACGAAAGCGATGGGCTTTCTCCGGCAGCAAGAATGGCCAATTCATTAATGCAACAATAAAAATAAATGGCAGAGATAGAAGAAGGTAGCGCGCATTATAAAATTACGGCAGATACGTCAGACCTGCATGGCAAGGGGGTGAAAGATGCTGTTGATGCATTTCAGAAGATTTCTTCTGAGGCCGAGAAGGCTGGGAGCAAGATGGATCAGGCTTTCAAGGCTAAGCATGTTGAGCAGTACAAAAATGTTATTGATCGCCTGACGGGGACAATAGCTGAGAATGAAAAATTCTTAGCCACACTCATAAATGAGCAAAACGCTCACTCAGCATCCCTAAAAAATGGAGAAAAGGTTACCGCCGAATATCTTGCGAAGGAAGCTCAGCTGGCAAGTGAAGTGTCTTTTGTCACAAAAGTGTTGCAACAACAACGTATAGAACAGACTGCGGGCGCTGGATCCGTGGCGGCCTTAGATGCCCGGGTTAAACTTCTTACGCTAAGTTATAATCAGCTATCTCAAGCGGAACAGAAAGCACTTGTCGGGCAAACACTTCAGAAGGAACTCGGAACGGCTAAGGTAGCCCTTGAGCAAGCTAAAAAGCCACTTGACGATGTAGGAAAGACGGCGACAACCATGGGGAGTAAGGTTTCTTCGGGCGCTTCTGCTGCGTGGGGAGCGCTTAGAAAACTAGCCTACATAATACCTGGGTTGGGTATTGCAGGTTTGATAGGTATTTTAATTGACCCGATAGTTAACCTGTTTTCAAGGATATTAAAGGGGAGTGAGGCTGTTCAGCGATTGAAGAAAGAACTGGATGATTTGAAATCAGCCCAAAAGGATGCAAACAAAACGGCTGGAGAGCAAATAGGGCAACTGCATTCATTAAACGCAGTTTTACAGTCAACCACCGCATCGGCTAAGGCAAAAAAGGGGGCATATGATGAGCTGGTTAAACTTTATCCTTCGTATGCGGATCAACTCCGGGACGAGTACGAAAAGACGGGAAATGTAGCAAATGTTATAAACACGCAGCTTATACCTGCGATAGTAGCAGCTTCAAAAGCCAGAGCGTTGCAATCCAGAATGGATGCCCTTACTACACAAAACCTGGATCTCGATGACGAGATGTTGCGTATAGCGAAAGAGCAGAACAAAGCAGAGCAGGACCTTGCAGAAATACGCAAAAAGAATAAACGGGAGGGAAATGATGTTGGATTTGCTGCCGTGAACAGGGGTCCTGATCAGGAGGATATCGCTTCGACTAAAGTAAAAGCAATAAAGGATAGCTGGAAGGAGGTTTACACCCAACAGCAAGCGAATACTAAGCAGCTGGATGCCTATGCGGGGCAGATTACATCTATTCAGGCAAAAATGGGTAATCTCACCACCTCCGGAACAGATGCTGGACGAGGGTCAGGTAAGGGCAGAACGCCAAAAAATACAGACCAGGCCGAATTTGCGGCTAAAAAGGCGCTTGAAGACCTACGTCAGAAAATAGCAGACTCTAAAGGGAAATTTGATATTCAATTCGGAAGCAATATCGAGAGCGAACAGGATAAGATTAATGGATACTTCAACGGCCTGAAGCGTGATGTAATAGCATTTAATTCTAACCCAAAGAATAAACTACACCTTATTGATTCCAAGACCGCTTTTGCAGATATAGAAAATAACAGAAAGCATGCGCTTGGTCTCGCTGATTTTGACCAGGGGTCTCAAAATTTATTTAAACAACTTCAACAGGATAAGGCCGCATACAAGGACTATGAAGATTTTAAGTTAAAATACGGTAAAGATTCGGCTGATCGCCTGTATTCAGACCTTCTTACAAAAGGGGAGTCGTATTATCAAGAATTGAAGCTGTTAGAATACAGTATGACTAAAGCCGACGAGTCTGGAAGGCTGGATTCAGCGGGTAAGGCAAGATTGGTGCAGGTTAAGCAATTGGCTACTGAAGCAGCATTTGAGAGCGAACAAATGGCCAAGCGGCGCGTAGAAATCGAAACCAAAATGTATCTGGATCTACTTCAAAAGGCCGGGAACTACCAGGTGCAGGTCGATTTACTTGAAAAGGAACGCACCGCCCGTATGGCCGCACTGGAACGGGACAGAACGCATATAGGTGAAGAAGAGTATAAACGCCGGTTCGCGATAATAAATAAGGCCTATGAGAAGGGCACCAAGGAGCTGAGCATTTTCGAATCCGATCTATTTAAAAAGCTAAATAGCGATGTAGAAACCGGATCTAAGGAGCAGATTCAGGGAATCATTAAAGATCTGGATGAAGCTCTTCGCACCGGTAAATTAAAAGACGCCACCGGCAAAATGGTTGACGTTCCACCTGATGTGTTAATAAGGCTGGCTTCGGCCAAGGAGCAATTAAAAGGTATTATTGAGCAGATTATTGGCATACAGATCACAAGCTCTAAGATAGGCAGGGTTGCGGTTGATTTGGATAAAGTTGGGCAAGCGCTGACAGGAATAGGGGGCGCGTTGTCGAGCGCCGGAGATGGGAGTATGGGGGAGACGGTTTCTCGAATGGGTGAGTTGCTAATAAATATAAGCACCGCATATACGAGTATTAGCAAGGTCGTGAAAACGGCAAAGGATGCAATTAAATCTGGCAAAGACGTAGTAACGAACTTGCTGGAGTCAAATGACCTTTGGGGCGCGATTCTGGCTATTATCAATATTGTTGTTAGCCTGTTTGGGGCTGGAAAACGATACAAGGATTCTCTTATAGAAGCCCAAAGGGCGCTTGCCGATCAAAATTCGGACCTGATTCTTGGAGAGTATAAGATATCTGAGCAATTGCGTGAGCAAAATATGCTTCGAGCAGAAGGCATCAAGCTGACGAAAGAGCAGCTTGCGGCACGCAGGAAGGTTGCAGAGGAAAATGATAAGCAAATCCAGGACGAGACTAAGCGTCTGCTGGAGGAAATCCAGGGCGGCGAACAGGTTTATTATCGCTATATCGACAAACCGGGTGGGCTTAATAAACTTTTTGGCGGGAAAGCTACAACGAAAACAAGGTACGGCGGTTTAGGATCATATAAAACGGAGGATTTTATAGCCTATATGAAGGCGGCTGGGTATGGAGATCTTAATATTTTGAATGATATCGTAAATAAGTATGGGCAGGGAGGTACAATATCAAGAGCAGCCTTGGACGACTTAGATATTAAGGGATTGTTTGGGCAGAAGAACTCGCAGGGCATGAAGTCTTTTCATGAAGCCATAAGCCAGCTCGATGCTTCAGGTAAGCGAATTAAGGTCACTTGGGATGAATTGAAGGACCTTAACGCTAAGGGTCTTCTCGAGGGATCAACAAAAGCGCTATATGATCAGCTCGCCGCACTTGAACAACAGGGGGTGGATGTTCGCAATGTGCTAGCCGATATTGCGGCTGAAGAAAAGGAAATAGCAACCGCCACCACCGCCTCTGCCATCTCCGATTCAATCGTTCAGGGGTTCCGCGACGGCAAGAGATCCGCAGCTGATTTTGCCGGGGATTTTGAGTTACTTATGCGCGAAGCATTACTGAACAGCCTGCGGTACGATCCGGCTATGGAAAAAGCCGCCCAGGATTGGTATGATCAGTTTGCCGCCGCTGCTGCGGATGGCGTTATCGATGCTACTGAAAAGAATGTTTTGAATCAGGGGTATAAGGACATGATTGAACGAAACAATGCCCGGGCTAAAATGCTGGAAGAATCTACCGGCATCAGTCTTTCTGATCCGAAGGGCGGGAAATCAGTAAATAATTTGTCGGGGGCTTATGCTCAGGCATCACAGCAAAGCATTGATCTACTGACGGCGCAGTCAATGGGAATGCGTGTTGCCCAGCTAACTACCAATGACCTTTTAAAAACGGGCTTTGTGTCGCTGAACGACATTGCAAACAGAAGTCTGGACAACCTTCAAAAGATCGAGAGGAATACGTATAACACAGTTGAACGCCTGGATAATGCTGTAAAGTATTTGAAAAGCATGGACGGTAAAATGACCGATACTACAAATAATAACAGGCTAACAGGAATATAATGAAGTACACGATATACAGAGGGGCGACGAAGATTATTGAAAACCTGAAAGTAACCGGGGCGGCGAAGACTACGGTGATGCAGAACGATTACGTGGAGGTGAGCTTTCGGCTAACGGCTCCCGTGGAATTTAAGCCCGGGGATAAGATCACTGTTTTTGGCAAGGATTACTTTTTGAATATACCCGGAGAATACGAAAAGCAATCATCGAGGGATCATGTTTACAAACTTATTTTTGAAGCTAAATGGTACGATCTGAACCGGGTGCTGTTCAAGTTTCCGGATAGCTTCGATAATTTGACTGTTACCGAAAGCTCGGTTACTATCGATGCGGCGGGGGTGCTTGCTCTAATCGTTTCGAACATGACGGCCGCCGGTTATACCGGCTACACGGTTGGCCAGTGCGACGCCACCGACGAAAAGCAGTTTGATTTTTCGAACCAAAACTGTATGGAGGCTTTGGTTAAGCTTTTTGATACCTATAAGCTGGAGTTCTGGATCAGCGGCACGACGATAAATTTCGGATTGCGGACCTTGGCCACCGCCTACACAATGAAATACGGTCGCGGGAACGGATTGTACTCTCTTTCCCGTAAGAATAAATTCACTGCAAATCCGTTTAATAAGCTATATGTAAAGGGCGGTACGCGCAATATCCCGCCGGATTATGGGTCTGACCGCCTGCGGTTACCATCGGGGACGTTCATTAAGGATGACGCACTGATTACTGAGTATGGGGGAGTAATAGAGCAGGAAAAGACATTTGACGACATTTTTCCGAAGCGATATGGTACGGTGACCGCCATCGACGCCGGCAACCGGCTGGTATTTAATGATAGCTCCATCGACTTCGATATTAACGATCACATACTGGGAACGCCGGAGCAACCGGTTAAGCCAGTGATCCATTTTGAAACCGGCCTCCTGGCGGGTTATGACCTCTCTTTGGTTTCATATGATCATGCCACTAAGACCATCACCTTAGAGGTTAATACCAGCGAAAAACTGGCTGAAAAACCCGGCGCAACATTCTACCCTCAGGTCGGAGATAAGTACGGGATTTACGACATCCTGATGCCTCAGACCTATATCGACAATGCGGAGCTTGAGCTACTTACGGAAGGACAGAATTATTTTGATGAAAACAAAGCGCTCGAAAAGCGCTACCTGTATGGTTTGGAAGTAGATCCCCTGCACATCCGCCGGAATTATATTGAGCCAACTACGGAGAAAAATATTCGGGTAATTGACGAGGCTTTGGGTATTGATGAGGTCCTTCGGGTGAATTCCGTTTCCCGGCCGATAAGTAATGCTGATTCCCCGGTTGATATTTACAAGATTAATTGCGAACTATCTTCCGTTGTTTCTGCTTCTTATCAGTCGCTGACCCAGCTGGAAGAAAAGGAGAATGAAATCTACAAAAACGGGGTGACTGCCCGACTGAATATTAATACCCGGACTGCGAGACAGTACTATGCCGACTTTAACGACCTGCTGAAAACGTTGTTTGACCCTACCGGTGGGGATCTTCAGAATATATTGGCCCTGGCCGCTAAATTCGGCACCGACAACCAGAACCTGGACTTTGACGGCGTTACCTTTTCGCCAAATTTTGAAAACGACGAGAACAAAATCAATATCTCTGCCGGCAGCCTGATTCATTACATCTATAAAGTAGATGAGACGCATTACACCTGGACAATGTCGGCAACGACGGTTTCCGGGCTGGATCCCACGAAGCTGTACTATGTATATGCGAAAATCAGCAAAACAAGCGTGGTGGATACGGATTGGATCATCAGCGAGAATAAAATGCTGTACGATGCTGTTACCGGGTACTATATCATCCACATCGGTACACTCATGAAAGTGGTGGACGGCAAACGCCGGTACTACTTTGTAAAGGGGGTGACCACGATCCTGGGGGATACGATTACCACAGGTAAGATCCAAAGCGCCGATGGAACATCGTTTGTTATTGACCTGGACAATAATACACTCACGATCGGTGGAGGATCCGGAGGCGGTATGATAACCGTTTATACTGCCACTCCGACGGCTTACAAAGTTCAGGATCGATGGATCCCCGCGGCTGATACAACTATTAGCGAGGTGGTATTTAAAGCCGGAAAAACCTACGTAACCCAGTTCACCCGGTCATCCTTCACGGCAGCCGACTGGAAGATGGACACGATGGTGTATGTACAGTCCACCCAGCCGCAAAATTCAACAACGTTTGTTGGGGCAATATGGATCGATACATCGATAGGTAACATCACAAAAACCTACAACGGATCAACCTGGACTATAACGGATGCGTCCGGGGCAACGGTGTTCACAACTTTGCCCAGTGGATATAAGACTGGAGATCTGTACATCCCTTCCGCCAATCAAACGATCAACGGCCGGACATTCTACGCCAATAAAGTGTACAGGGCAACTACCAATGCCGGTACAGTGGACACCGATTTTGCTGAAATCGACTACACCGGAGCGACCATTTTTACCAGCCTGCCATCCGGGTGGAAGGTTGGCGATCTATATATCCCGTCTACGCAAGTAACTATCAACGGCAAAACATTCTACATAGGCAAGGTATACCGGGCCACAAGCGCCTCCGGGACCGTTGATACGGCATTTGTGGAAGTGGATTATAAGCCGGGCGCTCAGATTTACACAACGCAGCCTACAAGCTATGTAAAGGGTGATATCTGGGATGTAGCATCATCAACCGTTATAAGCGGTATCCAGTTTACAGCTGGCGATCGGTATATTTCCCAAATGACGGCCACATCTTTCAGTGCAACCCACTGGAAGAACGAGAAAATGATCTATGTACAGGGTACGGCGCCACAAACGAAAACGGCCCTGACGAACGCTCTATGGGTTGACACTTCTAAAGGCAATATTCAAAAGTTCTTCGACGGATCCAATTGGATTGAAAAAGGATCGCCCGACTCTAAAGTATATTCCCAATCGCCGGTGGCTTACGAAATCGGCAGCCTGTTCATCCCGAATACAACGACAGCCATAGGGAGTACAATATTCTATGTTGATAAAGCGTACCGGGCAGCTTCCAAGACGGGCGATATTCCGGCCGACTTTTTAGAAGTGACATCGGGAGATTATTACCGCTCCGCTCCTTCAGGGTGGAGTACAGACGATCTTTTTAGGCCCACGACTACAACGGTTATTGGCGGTATCACATTTTCCAGCGACAAAGTTTACCAGGCAACAGGGAATACCGGAAGTGTTTCGGCTGACTTTTTAGAAGTGCCTGCAGCTAATGTGTTTTGGACTAACCCCATGCCCTACAAAGCGGGGGATATGATTATCCCGTCTTCCAATTTCACAATTGGGTCCAAGACGTTTTATTCGGGCAAGATATACCGCGCGTCTGGAAATACGGGTGATGTGGTAACCGACTTTGGCGAAGTGAATTATGGTGCCAGCACTTCATATGTGGGGAACACCGCACCATCCGGTTCCGATTTTAAATTGTATGATACCTGGCTGGAAACAAATGCCAGCGGAGGCAAACTGTGGTATTGGAATGGATCTGCATGGACCGAAGGGGTAGTAGGGTCTGATCCATCCGGGGCTGTGGCCGATTATTTGAATGACGCGCTACTGGATATTAGTACCGAAATTACAAAGGGGCTTGTTTTGTCCGGTGTAATAGGCGCAAAAAACTCTTCAGGGACCGTTACAGCTTATATGAACGGATCAGATTACACAATCGGGTCAAGCCCTTCGCAAATCTGTTTTGCAGCCGGGGTTTCCAATTTTGGGCTGACAACCGAAACGCAGAAAGTGGCGATCCTGCGGGATGGTTCCGGATGGCTGGCTGGAGGGAATATAAGTTGGAATACTGCTGGGGATTTGACCGTAGATGCGACTGTTTATGCGACAAGCGGGGAAATAGGGTCTCTTTCGATCAATAATGACGGGTTATTTGCTGATGGCGTAAGTATAAATGCGACCGGAATTAGTTACGGCGTAATTAGCGAGGTTTCGGGTTGGTTTTATAGCAAAGGCTTCAACCTGGGAAAAGAGACTTCTTCTTATAAATCTGACTTCAACGAGAATAAGACGCTATTGTCGCTGAATGCAGAAAAACACTCATTGGATTCTTCTGGTAAATACGATTCAGGCGACATAGCGTTGCGTGTGCTTAATGGGTTTATCTACATGGATAATGTCAAGAACTCATCCGGGACATCGGCCAAGGGTCGCGTAAAATGGAAGTCAGACGGGACGAATAAAGTATTGTATATCGACGACTCAACTTTTTAAATAATAAGTATAATCATTATGAATAAAAGAGTAATTTTGAATCTGCTAACAACAAACTTTGTTGACCTATGACACTGGATTTAACCAACTTCGCGTTTACGGACGCCGGGGGTAAAAAGCGGGTAGTATTAACAGACGCCCAGCATCACCAATTTATTGCAAACACGGTCTGTTTCAATGTTAAAGATATTGGACTGTTTGAAAAGATGCGGGCACTTTACAATAATGGGTCGGTTGAACTAACAGATACCGAAAAAGACGCCGTTCTGTCTGTGATTAAAGATAAATTAAGCCCGTTCCTGGCTTATCAATTCACAAACTTTATCAATGGCTCCATGTAACGATCTATATTACTTAGATGGGGTGGATATGTACACTGCCTATGGGTTCGTTCCGGAGCCACAGTGCTCTATTGATATAATTTCCGACTTCCCCTTCAAAGAGCGCTATTCTCACGACTGGAAAGACGAGAACGGCACAGAAACAGATCTGGACGTACCGCCACAACTCGCTAATAAACCGATCACTTTAAAAGGCTACATACAGGCGGTTTCGGAAAGTGACTACGCGTCTAAAAGGGCGGCATTAGCCAATAAGCTAAAGTCTGCGGGCACAATGGCATTGTATCACACCGAGAGCAATCTTACGCACTATGTGTTTTGTAAGCAGCCCGTAAGGGTTCCAGAAAGGTTAACGCGCATCAGGTTTACTAATCCGGTATACATTAAAGTTGAAATTTATTTAGAAGCGCAGCACGAAAACCAAACAGGCATACCCGTAGTTGGTGCAGGCGGTGGCGCATACAACATAATTGGTGCATCATGAGTACAACAGTTAGAGTAAAAGATTTAATAACCGGCAACGATACAGACTTAGTAATCATGTCACCGGGGGAGCTATCGCAGTCAACAAAAGAGCAGCTAGACCCAACAAATCTATTTATTGTGGGTACGGTAACATCGGGTTCCTCCCCATCCGTTTCTATTATTGGCAGGACTGTAAATTTTGTTTTGCAGCAAGGGCCGCAGGGGCCGAAGGGCGCAGATGGCTCAATGAATTTTGAGGACCTTACACCGGAGCAAAAAGAGGAGCTTAAAGGAGATACTGGCGCGACCGGCCCGGCCGGAGAAACCGGAGCTACAGGGGAAAAAGGCGACACTGGCGCAACCGGATCCACCGGCCCTGCCAACACTTTGAGCATCGGAACGGTTGCGGGCGGCGCTTCTGCTGGAGCAACAATAACCGGCACCGCTCCAAACCAAACACTAAACCTTACCCTTCCGAAGGGCGATAAGGGTGACAAAGGCGACACCGGTGCAACGGGCCCCGGTGCAATTACTCCGTTTCTTTTATCGTTGGGTATTTCTTCGGCGCAGACACTGGTTTCGCAGGCCTTTGAATCGATAGCTTTCGTAAATGCTGCGGCCGAATGGGATAATACGAATAAGAAGTTCATTATCCCCGCTACAGGGACATACCTCTTTGTCTTAAAGGCAAGAGTAGTCGACGACGACTCAACAACCTCCTTCGGGCTTGGGGTTCATACCGCGATTGCAGACAACTCAACCTTTTCCTGGTCAACAAACGTCCCGGTAGGCCGAACGTCATTTTCGAATTCGCGTATTATGGCGTTGTCTGAAGGCGTCTCTGTGTATCCATTTGTCTTTTCGCAGGAGGTTGTCGATCTGGATGTGAATGGGACGAGCCTTGAAATCGTTCGTGTTTCTTAAAAAGTATCAAAGTACAGTAAAATGGCAGAATTAAACTTAACACAAAGAGCTGCGTTGAAAAACAGCACCCGTTTTCAGAACCGATTACACGCCGCAGCAACAAAGACGGCGCAGTATTGGAATAGCTTCCCGATCTCCACTTTTGAGGGGTATAATGAGGCGACCCGGAAAAGAAAAGAGTTAGCCAAGCGGATCCTGGAAAGAGGCATCGTGTCTGCGGGATACATTTCGGATTTCGTGAGCTCTTATAACAACTCAACGCCCGTTTTGGAGACGGCAGATCCGTTTGACGCAGAAAACAACCAGCTGGCCGATAACGAGCTTGCAGATAGCCCTACCAGCGCGTCCGTATTCGACCGGCAGGCTGGTGTAATCCCCGGCGATGACATACGGCAAATTGTATTATAGATAATAAACTGAAACCCGATGTCGGAGAGTGATTTAAATAAATACGGATTTATAAGTGCCGCGTGGAAGCGGGGGTTAGTCATCGGCATATTGACGTTGCAGACGATTGCCATTGTGTGGCTGGCGAAAACAACGGTGCCTAAATCATCATACAAGGATTGCATGGATGAGGCCGTTAGGAGGGAGGCGAAGTTGTATAAGTATGAGCGGGTACTAAATCCCAAGCTCGATTCTTTGGAGATGCGTCTTGAGCAGGTGAGGCAAAAGACCGACGACAATGAAACTATTTTAAATAAAGCAATAAAAATTAAAAACAATGCAGACAAATAAACACTTTGTGCTGCCCATTGTTGCAGCATTCGTTTTTGGTGTCATTATTTCGTTTATTCCGCCGTATCAGTCGCCTGCACAGCCGATACGCACTGATTCGGTTTCCACAAAAATAAACCGGATTGAAAGCAAAATTGAGGTTACGGAGAATAAGGTCGATTCTAATACAATTAAGACGCAGATACTACTCGCTTTCCTAAGCAAGCCCGATACTAAGCCAAAGGTTGTAACAAGGACGCAGATAAAGAAAATAATTGTGAGGGTGCCGGTTGAAGTTCCTGTTTGTCGGGATGAGAACATCTGGCTAACGGAAGGCCAGTACGTTAATCGCGCAATCATTATTTACCAGGCGTGCAGGTCTTACGGCGGCGATTCCTTCCGGCCGTATAGTTACGCAGAATGGAAGATGCAGCGGGGCTTACTTCAAAATAAATCCTATCGACTTTACGAAAAATATTTACATGAAGAAGCTAAGCAATAATACAGCGTTCTGGTGGATTGTGGTAATTGTTATGTGGATCTTAATGGGCATTGGACTACTGTCCTGCAATCCAGCTAAGCGGGCCGCAAATAAGCTGCAATGGGCGTACAGACATAGTCCCGGAATGGTAGCAAGGTTCGCCCGCGATTCGTTTCCCTGTATTGACAAGCCGGTTGATTCGGTGATCAGGTTTGTACCCGGTAAGCAAGATACAGTGACCGATTGGCAATATATATTCCTGAAGGATAATGACGGCAAAATTGATACAGTTCTGGCGCCTTGCAAATGCGCTGAAAAGGCCCCCGATACTGTGTATTACGACATTAATCACCGGGTACTGGACAGCGCGGCGGTTGATTTAGAAAGGAAGCGTGCTGATTCGTTAAGCAAGGTTGTGGCTGAAATAAGCAAGGCAAAAAAAGGCGCTCAAAAAACAAATAAGGTCCTGTGGTGGGTGGCCGGTGCCGGGATCCTGGGCACTGTCTTAATGGGCTTCGTCGGCTCAAAAGGCGGCTGGATCGTGGCGCTGATCAAGGGAATTCCTAAAATTATTCAACTATTTAAAAAGAAATAAATGGCAACAGTTAAATTAGATCCGGCAGGGATCGTAACAATAAACGGCAGGAGGTACCCGGCTGCCAAAGGCCAGGTAAGAGCCTATGAGGATGCGACTGACACCGGCGTCGTGTTCGCAATATCGGCGCTGACGAACTTCGACCGGTACGAATACACCGACTTTATTGACGAGAGTGGCAACCCATTTGCCTCCCGGCAGGCGGTGATCGAATATATCAACACAAATTTTCCTAAAGCATCCGGTGTGACCGCCGAGCAGTTGGATGCGAAGATCCAGAACAAAACCCAGGCGGAGTACGACGGGCTGACGACGGAAGAAAAAGAAAACGGAACGCTTTACTTAATCCCTATTGTGTAAGCCATGTATTATTTAGGACAGGAAACAGCGAGAATCTACCACGGAGGCGTCGAGATTGGTAAAGCGTACCGGAACGGATCCCTGGTGTTTGACAACAGCCTGCACGCGATTACGCAGGCGGTATTATCCTATGCCACAGGGCAGGGCTATACATTGCCGTCTGATCTTGGGGCTTATGATGCACATATCCGGGGCGTGGAGGTGGTCCTTGCAAAACTGGATCTGTATTATATCTTATGCGGCGATGGCGGGACGGGCTTTAAGCTGATCAACGTCGTGAAACCGGGAACCTACAACGGAACCGGTTTAGGGGGTCTTACCTGGTTGAGCGGGGGCGTGCAGGGCAACGGAACGAACGCCTACGTAAACACGAATTTCAATCCTTCTTTGCTGCCTGCGGGGCAAAAGTACCAACTGAACGACGCGGTGCATGGTGGCGTAGTGTATGCAGTTAACGGCGCGAATTGGTATGACAACATTGTCGATATTTCCGGTGGCGCTTCCAACGCGAACAGCCTTTTTTCTCTTTCGGCATCCGGCCACAAGATCAACCAGTCCGGAAACAGCCTGCCGGCAGCCGTGGACCTGGGAGGAACGGGACTAAAGATCATTCAGAGGAAGACGAGCGCCGGGGTGGAGCTGTACAATAAAGGCGTCATGTCAACGGCAACGATCGCCTCAACAGTGATCGACAATAGCACGCAGCGGCTGTTGTCTACCGGGTCCGTGAATTTCGGAAAGGGCACGATCGCCAGCTACCTGATGGGTGCAGCGCTGACGAGCACGAATGTTTCCACGCTCCGTTCCGCAACGAACACTTATTTAACCGCCTTGGGTTTAACCGCAGTGGCATAATAAAACAATATGATAGTAGCAATAATCACAGAAGAAAAAGCCGGGGAACTTGCCGGTACGGAATACGGACCAGGTGTGCAGTACAACCCAGTGCAGATGCCGGATACGCGGTGGTTCATATCCCTAGTGGAGGCGCAATACCTAACCGTTGGCGACATCGTGGATCTGATCGACTACACGCCGGATTCGGATTTGGAACCTTAATTTAAAAACAACAAAACAATATCATGAAAAAAATAATCAATTGGTTTATGAGCCTGTTTAATTCAGCCAAAAGAGCAATCGAAAAGGCAAGACCTTTCGCTCATGTTGCGGTGGACGCGGTAAACATATTCAAAAGCATCGTGGAAGGAAAGGAGTTTCAGTGGTTTTCGGAATTACTGCCTGATGATTTAGGGCAAGAGATAAAAAGCCGGCTAATGAAGGCCTATGAGAAGGCCGCCCCGGAAATACTGGCTGCAGTTGGAATACTAGAGTCCAACACCCCAATACTTTCCTTGATCGATTTTTTGAAGACAAAGATTGAGTCCGATCGGGGGGATTTTTACGCGGAGCTCGCCGGGCGGCTGATTCAGCATTTGGCAGATGGAAAGATCGATTTGAGCGAGGCTATCGACCTTGGGCAGATGGTTTATAAAGGAATTGTCAAAAAATGAGCGATAAACCTGTAAAAGCTAAGCCTCATTTTTATGCCTGCTGCCTGCTTCCGATGCAGGAAATCGCAAAAGATTTGGGCTATAACTTAATTGTTCACGGAAGCCTGAACCGGGATATGGACCTGGTGGCAATCCCTTGGGTTGATGATCCGAAGCCGGAAGCTGAATTAATTCAAGCATTGGATCGCTGGTTGCGTGGAGTTTCCTATACTGACGAATCAGTGGAAAGAGGGTACTTGTTCTCCGTGTTACCAGGTGGTCGGCACGGTTACGTCATCAACCTGAACCGGGGAGGTAGGTATAATCAATACACTGATGAGCAGTGGTATCTGGACATTTCAATTACTCCGTTACCAACAAAACAAATTTTTATTAATTCTTGCGATCCGTTTATGCCGGGACAGGAAAAAATATACTAAATGAAGTCTATTCTTACAGATAAAGACTACCAGGATGCGGCCCGAATATTGGGCGTGGAGGTGGCCGCGATAAAAGCCGTGGCACAGGTGGAAAGCGCAGGGGCTGGGTTCCTGCCGGATGGACAGCCGAAAATCCTTTTTGAACGGCATTATTTCCACCGGTTGACCGGAGGTAAGTATGATAAAGTTGGTCCGGATATTTCCGGACCATACAAGACCGGATCATACGGACCCGGCGGCCAGCACCAGCACGACCGGTTAGAAAAGGCTGCCGCCCTGGACCGGGACGCAGCGCTACAATCGGCAAGCTACGGGAAATTTCAGATCATGGGATCAAACTTCAAACTGGCAGGGTTCGCGACACTGCAGCTGTTCATAAACGCAATGTATTCCGGAGAACCCGCGCACCTAATGGCCTTCTGTAATTTCATCCGGAATACCGGCCTTCTGCCGGCCTTAAAGGCTAAAAACTGGGCGGCATTCGCACGGGGATACAATGGTACTGGGTACGCGAAGAACCGGTATGATGAGAAGATGGCAGCGGCGTATAGGAAGTATTCGCAATAAATATATCGGGGTAGTTCAATGGTAGAACAAGGGCCTCCAAAACCTTTGATGTGGGTTCGATTCCTACCCCCGGTGCTTCATATGGCAAGCAATCGTTTACCCGGTGTTTCTACGCCGGGTTTTTAGTGATAAAAAATATTTTTCAAAAAAAACTATAAAATATTTGGTGTAACTAAAACGTTACACTATCTTTGTTTTAACAAAAACAAATAACAATGGAACTTTACATCGAAACAAAACAGAAAAACCAAGGGGCAACTTCAATTATGGTTAACAAAATGTACATTACTGTTGACGATGTACATAATATTGAGTCTACGGTGATTGAGAAATTCGTAAAAAATACTACCTGGTCAACCCTTTTGTCTTGGAAAGTGGTAGCACGTTTAGATGGTGCCTGCAATACTATCGCTAAAGAGTATTACGCAGACCAGGCTGTGTGTGTAGAGGCAGCCAAAGAATACTACGCAGATACAAAAGAAGGGATGAAACTAATAAAAAGAACAGAAGCCATAATATATCATAAATTAGCTGCATGATTTGGGAATACATAAAGGCAGATAGTTTTTTTAGAGACTATCTGCCACATATAAAAAGCCACAAGCACAAAATTAGAGGCAAGAACGGTCGTGGTAATCCAACTGAATTTTCTACAGAAGAAAAAAGGGCCATTCGTGCCGCAATTAAAAAAATGCTGAAAAATGCAACACTGCCGTAAAACCCCGGCCCAGCGCCGGGTTTTTCATTTTCCGGTATTTAAAAGAAGCCTTATCTTTATTACCTACTCTTTAGTTAAATCTATAGAGTTACTGGTACTCCCGGCTTTTTCAGGCTGGGATTTTTGCTTATACCACATCTGGGGTATTTTTTTAAAATAATTGCTCTTCTTCTTGTTTTCTGTACGTACAAATACTATATTTGCTGTACAATTATTAACCGCCGCTGCAACGGCACAAAACAAAACAAAATGGAAGCTTACAAAAACGAAATCATCAGACAATTGGATGGCCTTAACAACGGTGGGCACTACGGTCCTTTTTCCGATTTATTAAGAAAGATAGATGAAGCGTTGTGCTGGGCCTGGAGAAATTGGGATGATGATATTATCGCGACCTACTACGAATTTGAAAAACCTGAAAGACCGAACGAAAAATTTATAACCAACTGGGTTGAAAACGAGGATTTTGAAGCAGACGGCTACGATAAAGAAGAATTAGAAGAAACTTTCGGTTAAAACAAAATCCCCCAGCCTGCAAGCCGGGGGCTAAATTTTTGAGCGACAAAACAATTATTAACCAGCTCAAAGAACAAAGATATGGCAAAGAAAAACAAGCGTATAGATCTGCGCACCACGAAACAGATTTTCGATTTGCTGCAGGAAAGCTCCGAAAGCATGAATGTGCCTCGGAATGAAATAATTGAAGATGCAGTATTCTTGTATTTAACAGAGGATAGTAATTTTATTAACTGTCCTAAATGCCGTGCCCGCCTGTTCCGGAAACACCGGATAAGTGTTGGGGGTGTGGTTACTTTTAATTGCAGTTGCGGCAATACCGTTGTGTGGGACGAAGAAGAGCAGGTGTATCTAAAAGGGACCTAATTCCGGATTCCCGTAAAAATCCCCCTTCCCGGCGCCTTACCTTGCGCCGATGATACTATGCACTGTTTACATCACCCATCGCGAACTGGACACCCTGGACCAAGTAAAAGAAGCGCTGCAGCTGGCCGGCTTTGAAGTCTTCCTGATCCATTCGGGGAGAGACCGGCAGCTGGCCGTCCCGGAGAAAGACCAGGACCGGGCTTGGGAGGTGGTGTGGGAGGTGCTCACCCGACAATAAAGCCGGAACTTTCGCCCCGGCCGGTAAATGAGAAATAATGGTCTTTATCTTGATGTCTCTTATTATTTGCTTCGCTAATATATAACGTTATTAGCCAATTTGCTTATAAAATACTTGACAAAAATTACATAAATTCGAACGAAAGTTTGATTTATGCCGTTTTTCAGGTTGCCGGATTCACGTATTGTTGATGTTCAGATAAAGTTTGATCCTCATTCTGACTCGTTTGCCGTTTCCTATGAAGGGAGATCTGCTGTTATGGAGCATGATCCGAATTTGGATCTTTATCTCCGGGTTTCAGGTGATTTGCTTCCGGACGAGATCGTGGTCCAGGTGAATGAGTACATAAAAAATGACAAGGTCGATTATACGCTTTATGGTCATTTTATTGTGCCGTTGGAGGATGAAAATAATAGGTATTACGCCTCCTGCAACTTTCATTATTTTGAGGATTATGACGGAATTGCGCCCGACGGGTCGGTGGATGTTTATCTCCTTCACCCGAAAAAAGGCAGCATTGTCACCCGCCTTGAGCTGGATGCGGAGAACGAAATGTATAATGTGGCTGAAGGTATGCCGGCGCTCGATAGCCTGGAAATAGACGCCATCAGTCAGGCGATTAAAGAATACAACGCGAAAATTAAAGGTTAAGCTATGTGCAATTTCAACAGCTACAAAATGTCAAAAGAGGAGGTCCGCCTCCAGGGATTCGAAGTTAAGCAGCCCGACATAAATATACCACTTGCCGGTTTCCATGAGTTCCCAGAGTGGCCCGTGGTTGTTAAAACAGATAGCGGTTACGACACTACATTAATGAATTGGACGCTGATACCTTCCTGGGCAAATAGCGTTGAAGAGGCTGCTAGATACAGCACACAGAACGCCGTCCTGGAAGATGTGTTTAATAAGAATTCATTTAAAGGAGCCGTAAAAAAGCACCGGTGTCTGGTGCTTTCTTCCGGATTTTACGAATGGCGCCATTTGCCAAAAATAGGGAAGAAGGGGGAGCTGCTGAAGACAACAGAAGCATTCCCTTACTTTATTAAAGAGAAAGGTAAGGAGGTGTTCTTTATGGCCGGGATATGGAACCCGTGGGATCGGAATGGTCAATTCCTGAACACATTTACTATTTGCACGCAGCCAGCAAACAAAGTCATGCAGGCGATTCACAATAAATTGGATGCAAAAACCGGGAAACCCAAGCACCGGATGCCTGTAATCCTGGATGAAGACAGAGCGGCAAAATGGTTAGATCCTAATTTGACAGATGCGGAAATATCGGCATTTGCTTCCGTAAGCCTCCCAGATACGGAGCTCGAATACTATACTATAGCAAAAGACTTTAAAACAGCAGCTAATCCACAAGCGCCGGCCCATTATGACCAGGTGCCGGAAATTGTGATTTAGATCATTGGAACCTCACTATAATCCTCAATCTCATCCAGGGGCATTTTGTACCATTTTTTCTGAATTGAAACAGCCGCGTATACTATGCCGTACTGAACCAAAAAGTCAAGCTTTATCTCCGATTTTGGGTTTACATATACATTTTCATTTTTTGAAAGCCAGTTGACGATTTTATGTCTAAATAATTTTGCGGCCAACTCTCTCGTATTATTTTGATCGGCCAATCTAAATGTAGCATAGTAGAGCTGATACCGGCCATCGATACGCATCATTTCCTTAACCTTCTCCATGTGTGCAGGGCTGCCGACATGGATTATTGCCGCATAACGGTCGTTTTTGATCTTTATCTTGTGAAACTCTGCATCTTCCTTGTTTTTATAGGGGGTGAGCAATATGGGTATTTTTAACTGGTTGGTTAGTGGGTTGAAAGCCCGATAATAGGTTTGCGACACCAGGTAGTTCACCTCATGAATAGCAAAACTGTTTATTTTTAAGGTCGTGAACACCTCCAACGGCTGCAGCATAATGATACATTTTCACCACAAATATTTACTAAAATATTTAGTATTTCAAAATCATTTTTTGAGGACTTGATTTTCATACATTTGTGTTATGAGACCTCCTTTATCGAGAATAGAAGCACTGGAAGCTTTTTTCGCAGGACGAAAATTGCCAGAGATGCTGCATCTCGACGCCGCTTCAACTCAATACAACCCCCAAGAGTTTGTTTCAGAAACCTTGCGAATGCTAAAAGATGGGTCATTTGTGGAAATAATTGCCTGGTGCCGGGTAGAGCATTTGGAAAAAATTCGAGATGCGATGGAAAAATCAATCTAAATGTTTTTTTATTTTACCGGCAATCTGTTCGTTTAGGATCCTGGCATATACTCTGGCAACATCCGGGGTATCGCCGAGTAATTCGCTTACCTCGTCGATATTTAAGCCTTTCTTTAACATCATCATTGCGAATGAGTGCCTCCCTGTATGGGGAGTAATGTTTCTTTTAGCGAGGTTTATTCCTATATCCTTAGCCACATCCCTGATAAATTCCCTAAATTCTTTTTCAGACATTTTTAAGGTGTGGTTTTTGCAATAAAGCAGAATTTCATCCAGTGGCTTATAGATTGGGATAGACACTATCTTCTTGTTCTTGTTCGCCCGGACAATCAAAATATCGTCTTTAACCCATTTATCATAGTCGAACCTGTAAAGGTCACTGATCCGGTATCCTCCGTGACACGATAGTAGAAAGTAATATCCTGCGGTTTTTTTATTTGGATTTACGAGTGATTTTGTTACAGTCATCCAGTCGTTAACCTCCTTAATAGTAAGAAATTCAGGTATATTTTTAACGCCCGGCGGAGGTGAGTATTTAGTGATTGCTTTAATTACTTTCGGGTTTGTGATTTTGTCTTTGTCTATAAGCGACAAAAGCAGCTGCTTTACTTTTTTTGTTTGATTGTAAAGGGTATTTTGATCCAAATTCTGACCTCTCAGCATTTTTTCATGATCCTGTAAAAAGTCAACGCCTATTCTGTTTATTGAAACTTCGGGCAGCTTTTTATAAATGGATTTAAGGGTCCTTCTCGTATTAAGTCCGGGAGTGTCTTCCAGGTATTTTTTAATATATGTTGATAGCTTATCCCGGCTGCCCGAATCCTCTGAAAGTAATTCCAGGGTAATGGCTATGTCTTTTAGAATAGCGTCAAGAATCAAAGTTTCCACCCGATGCCGTTCTTTTTGTATCAGGTCGTTCAGTTGTTTTCGGTTATGAACACCAGTTATTTTTTTACCCGTAAAGTCTTCTTTTTTTACCTTAACTGTGGTCGGCAGCCGGAAGTCGGCGCCGCCGCCTGTAACACGGACATAAACCTTACAGAAGTCTTCTTTTCCGGCGTTGCCGAGCATAAAACCTATATGATATTTTTGAGGCAT